TCTCAGGCGTTCGCAGTTTCGACAGCACGTAGGGGTCTGTGAACATGTAGAAGCTGAGCGCAGCGGCGAACGCTCTGCAATCAACGCTGAGCCGGCAGATGTCTTCGGCGGTCGGCTTCTTGATGCCGAGGCCGAGGAAGTACCCGGCGGCGAAGCTCTCGAAGTTTTCGATTTTTCTCATGTTGTTCAGGCAATAAAAAAGCCCCCGGCAGTGCCGAGGGCGGTATGAACAAGGTGTTTAGAGCGTGAGATCTGGTGATTACTTTTCTTCTTTTACGTCGTTACGCCATAGTTTTGGCATAAATGAACCGATGAGCGATGCTGTCGGGACAGCCAAGAACGCGCATGTCACGATTGTTGGTTTGTCCATGAGCGCGCAAACGATGGCGCATAGAACGCAGGCAAGGGAAATGGCCAGACCGATGTTCTGTCCTTTTTTCTGTGCCTCAAGAGCTCCAGCGCTTTCTTTCGCTGCTATGTCAACAAGAGTGGATTTGTTTTTGGCATCCTGATCGATGGCAGAGTGTCGAGCATTTTGTTCGGCCTCGGCCATTCTGACGATTCTGTCTGCGATGCCAGGGAGAATATTCTCGTACCGCGCCAAAATGTCCGGGTGAGGCAAAGGTCCCTCAAAGGTTTCGGATTTTGCCGCGATTAGCTGAGTTTGAGCCTCTGTCTGGACGTCCGGCACATTGGCTTTACTGTCGGTAATCCGTTCTGGCTGCGTCGAGCTCTTTTCTTGCATAGGCTACAGCTTTATCGAAGTCTCTTTTAATGTTGATCATGTCTTCTGCAGGTGAGCGGTAAGACGTCTCGAACAGGCGACGATCAATTTTCGTTCGCACACGAGGCGGGTTCAAGGCTACAAAAGGAGCTGCCAACCCATCGCACACGCCCTTCATGAAATTCGTCATGAGCGATGTGTTTAACTTAGTCATGATGTTCCATCCCTGAAATCGGGGATCGTCGTATAAGGTAGCCTCATCTTACCCGCTGTAGGTGCGGATGTAAACCGCGTGGCCGTCCTTTCTTGTGAAAGCTGGTTCAAGCACCCTCGCAAGTCGATGACTCGGTATTCGGTTGAGTGGGAAGCGAAGGCGCTTGAATCGGCTCCCTCCTTTAGGGTAAGTTGTCAATGTCGGACTCGCTATTCGACGTTGTTCAACTAAACCCCAAGGGAGGAAATGTGTCAATAGAAATGTTGTTGACGATAGCTGGAGTCTTTATATCTATTGCTTCAGCTTTTTGGGCATATTTGAGTGCCAAAGCTGGGCAAGAATCTCTAAAACTTATGAGAGCGGAAGAGGAGTTAGCTCGGCCTTGTATAGGAGAATCTTTTTGGGAGGTGGATTTTGAAAACGAAATCGCATTTTGTAAGCTTCGCTTTTTCCCGGGCAGGCACTTTGTTCAAACAAAGGCTATTATCGTGCCTGGGTATAAGCTCTCTAGTGTGAGACAGATGAATTATGGAGGTCGGGCGGTTCGTTTATCTAACGGAGAAAATGTCGAATCACTAAGTTGCGGATTATCGCTTCCTGTTAATGCATCTACTATAGAAGTTGAACTCGCAATAGCCCCAATCCCAAGGACTCAGTTCGAAATCATAGTCGAGCTTCAACGAAATGAAAAATCTATTTCTTACGTCGTTCAAGAAACTCTTTTGCAAGGCAAATAATCGTAATTATTGTCCATGCGGTAGCGTTGAATAATAAAACAAGGACGATTAACGTTTCTAACCATTCCATCTTTATTTCCTATAAAAGCCCATCCAAGCGTCCTCTCGCCAGTCCCCTACGCTTGAACACATGCGAGAAGGCGCTTGAATCGGCTCCCTCCTTTGGTTGTAAGCTAAAGACGTCGGGATCTAGCAGTTTCGACGTTTGTTTAACCAACTCCCAAAGGAGGGAAGATGCAGCCAATAACAAAGCTAATATTTACTGGCGTGGATGGCTCGAAGTACAAGTTTGATGTGTACCCCAGAGATATCCGTGTTAACAACGGCCCCGCCATTTACTCCTTTTTGTCGAAGGTGAATGGCAACTACCATGTTCTCTATATCGGCCAGACTATTGATTTGTCTGAGCGCCTTGCAAACCATCACAAGTGGGATGAGGCTATTCGACATGGCTTTGAATATTTGGCCATTTGTCGTTCCGTCACTTCTCGTGATCTTGACCGCGTTGAGGCAACTCTGATTCAGCGGTACCGTCCTCGTTGCAACGAAGTGGTTCCCCGCTAACGGGACAAATAACCGCGTCGAACGCCGTCCACGCTGCGGCGATTGCGTAAATCAAACGCACGTCGTCGTGCGTGGTTGGCGTTACCACCAGGCGCTTGTCGATTATTTCAACATCCATTGTTATCTCCTTTAGAAAACCCACCTAAGCCCTCTCTGTGGAAAGAGCTTAGATCGGCTTTCGATCAGGTCGCGGCTGCGCATCGTCTGCGCTCAGGCCGCTCGGGACGTACATCCTCTGCTTCGTTTCGGCTGATCCTGATCTAGCTCGTGGGGCGAGCTTGCGTCGCTTTCAGGTGGTCCCCATCCCAACCGCACTGGAAGATGCCCTCCAGCCGTCCTGCGTACTTTTCATACACGACCTTTGCGACTACCGGTCTGAGCTGTACTGCGCGTCGCTAGACCCTTCTAGCCAACGCCGCAGCCGCTTCTCAGGCGGTCCCCGACACAGCTAAGTGCCGAGATTCGATGCCCTTCCCATCGATGCCTTGCCTTGCGGCTCGGGTAGCAGGCGCTAAAGGTGGTTTAGCTAACCCGTTAAATGAATATTAACACAGTTGAGCATAGAGTGCTAGTTTTCGTTTAGCATGCGTTTTGCGGCCAGTTCAAGTTTTGTTAACAGAGATCAAACAGACGCAAAAAAAAGGCGCAAAAAAAAGGCCGAGCGTGCAGCTCGACCTTTTGTGTGGGAGGTATGGGGTATTACAACCGCTTGATGCAAAGACCGACGTAAGCGCGGCCGATTACTTCAATGCTTTCTGGTGTTGTGTTGATGGGCTCGTAAAACTTGTTGTCGGAAAGAAGGCGCAAGCCTTCTGGGGTTACTTGTACGCGCTTGACGAACAAGCCTTCGCCGATACGGACGACATACATGCCATCTCTAACGATCTTCTTTTCTGAGATGTCAACAATGACAGCGTCTCCTTCGTGGAGAGTTGGCTCCATTGAATCCCCGAACGCCGCCATTATCTGAAGAGAACGAACGTTGGCAGATGGGCAGTACCTGCGGATGAATCCCTGAGAGACTCGCACAAAACGGATGAGTTCCAGTTCATCGGTATTCAGAAAGCCGTGGCCACAGGAAACCTCAGCATTGACGTGCGGGATAGAAACAATGCCGTCCTCAACCAGAGTTTGGACGGGTGAGTTGGCATCGCCAAACATAACATAGGCGGGTGTCACTCCAAATATCTCGCAAAGCGCTTCCAGCCCTTCTCGGTTTGGTTCGCTGTGGCCGATAGCCCAGTTGCGGACGGTGACGTTTGAAACGCCTACTTTCTTTGCGAGGCTTCGATACGAAAGCCCCGACTGCTCGATTAGAGCTTTGATGCGTTCGCTTACAGCTGACATAACAGCCTCCTTTTCTACCTCACATAGTAAATGAAAATTTAACGCCCTTGGTTTAGCAACATTGCTAAATCTACTTTATAATGTGTTAATAGTAATTTAACTACCTTAGGAGGAGACATGAAGCAGGCTACGACAGTGTCGCTCGCGCTTGAGCGGTACGGCAAAAAGCACGGCATCACCTACGGTGTTCACAGCCAGTTGGCTAAGGAGCTTGGAGTTTGTCGCCAAACCGTATGGGGATGGTGCAAGCGCAACAGCGTGACGCCGAAATATTTGGAACAGTTTGCTCAGCTTACTGGCGTTAAAGCGTCCGAGCTGAACAAGCTGACTCGACGCGTCTGTGAGGACTGACTATGAGTTACGCCGCGATCGATTGGGCAATGCCGAAAGTCATTAAAGACGTGAACGCAAAATCTTGTCTTGTTGTGCTGGCTTATCACCACAACAAGGAAACGGGTTTGTGTTGCCCGAGCATTTCTACGATTGCGGATGAGATGGGCGTCCGGTCATTGAACACCGTCCGAAAGGCCATCGGAGTTCTCGTAGAAATGAATCTACTCACGATGTCTCGTGAATTTGGTGATCGTGGAGAAATCCTGAGCACGAGATACACCCTCAATCTCCAGTCTGAAGCGTTCAAACCCGTGAGAAAAAAGAAAGGGGTGGTTCACGACGTGAAGGAGGGTCATGAGGTGAAGGAGGTTCACGACATGAAGGAGGGTGGTTCACCAAATGAAGGAGGGGTGGTTCATCTCGTACAGGGGGGTAGTTCATCTCATGAAGGAGGGGTGGTTCACGTGGTGAACCCTAACAAGGAAGTAGAACAGGGAAAGGAACAGATAACTGGAACAGAGAAGGGAACAAGTAATAGCTTGCTCGAGCGCACGCCGTGGGAAACCGACCATCTTACCAACGACGGTAAAAAGGTCGAAAAGCCAAAACGGCAAGCAACGGACAAGGGGTCTCGACTCTCAATCACAGAACTCCCAGACGACTGGAAAGCTTTCGCCGAACAGGAAGAACCTGACCTTGATCCTAAGCGTCTCTTTGAAAACTTCAAGGACTACTGGAACGGACTCTCTGGAGCTAAGGCAATCAAAAAGGACTGGAAGGGCACTTGGAGAAACTTCGTCCGCAGCTTCCATAACGCCGAAGACTGGAAACGTCGACCGATGCTCAAACGTGCACCTACTCACTCACCTTCTCGACCCGGTCAGTTCGTCGAGAAAAAACAATCCGAACGTGACTACTTTGACTGGTAAACAATGACTACTGACATCACCACAAAACTCAAGACGGCCTTTGCCGCCCCCGCTTCGAAGGAGGTTACGTTCGAATGCCAGATTCACGGCGTCCAGACGTACACCACCTATCAGCGTCGCGACGGCTCTTGGGCTGAGCCGTACTGTCCGGAATGTCGACGAATTGAGAAGGAGCGCAACACGCTGCTTGCAGAGATGCAGGCGGACGCGAAAGAGCGCGCCGTTGGATTGACTCGTGCGCTTCACTGCGAAAGGCCGCTGGACTTCGACGTGCCTTGCTTCGCCAACTATCAACCTGAGACGCAGGAAGAAGAGCGCAACCTGTCCATCTGCCGCCGCTTTGCCGAGCGGTTCACGGAACGTGAGCTTGAGCGAGAGAGGGCGCATAACGCACAGGAACCGGATTGGCGCTCTAAAAACTCCATGGGTCTTCTGCTCTTCGGCAACTATGGCACGGGCAAGACGCACCTCGCCTACTCGATCCTGAAAGAGCTCGATCGTCAGGGGCTGCCTGGGTACTACATCACCATTCCAAATCTTTTTTATCGCATCTCAGATCGCGTCAATCGCATTGACGTTGCTGACGTTCTTGGAAAGCTCTGCATGGTGTCCTGCCTCGTACTTGACGAAATTGGCGTGCAGTCCGGTGATGCAGACGAGAAGAAGTGTCTCTACCAGATCATTGATGGTCGCATTAAAAACGGTCGTCCAACCATTCTCGTCACGAACCTCGACCGCTCCGAATTGGAAAACCTTTTGACTGAACGCGTAATTTCTCGCGTCATCCAGTCGTCTTACAGGCTTTTCTTTACCGGCCGTTGCCGACGTGAACAGCCCCACCTTCCTGCAGAGGAGGTGTTCTGATGGATCAGACAGTTTTGACGGTTGAATATATGAACGAAAGAAACAGAGCCTTGACCAAGGCAGGTGAGGGCATTGTCGCCGCTCGCAAGAGCCTCGATCAACTCGAAGAAGCCCTGAGAGGAACCGTCTCGGGCAAGTTTCCCGATATCGGCCATGTGGCAGACACGACGCACAGGCTTCGTGAAGAGATCGACCAGATTCTGATCGGCCTGGTTGAGTCGAGCATGGTTAAGCCAGAAAGGAGGCTTTGATGATCCTCGATGAGTTCACCGGTCGCAACTGCAAGCGAACCGAATACATCGACGCCCGCGGACGGCACTGGATCGTGCGCACGGACCCGGTCTTCGTTGAACGCAAGCTCGACCGATATGAGACGACGCTGCTACTTCACCTCGAGCACTGCAACGTCCCACATCGCCGCGCCACCAGCGCAACGAAAGAACGCGCATACCTCAAGCACGATGGATTTGTCGCACGGCTACAGCGAGAAGACGCAACGAAACAGAAGGCGAGCGAATGACCAAAAAGCCGTTCTCAACAAAGTTTAAAAAATTTATCCGGAGCTTCCAGGCCCCGGGCGTAATGAACGTAGAAATGCCGATTGAAGAATTCCTAGCGAAGCGGGTGGCTTATCGAGAGGCAATGTTGGCCGACGGGTGGAATGGAAGCGCACGAGCTCTTCCACATTTTTGGGGATGCTCATGCGCGTTCGATGACTCAGGGGAGTGTAACTGCGGTGTCAAAGCTTTATCGGAGGGAAGGCGGATGAAATTTGCCCTTCAGTACAGCCGATTTGCTCTAACCACTGAGTGGAGATTCCTCCGAGAAGTTCTGCACGTTCTACATCAGCAAAAGAGATGGTTTGCGCAAGAGACACGCGACAGGATTCAGGCCTCGTTGGCAAGACATAGGCAACAAAGGCGCTTGTTGCATTACTTCCATCCGGACGAAGCAATAACCCGCCGTTTAGGACTACGGATAGTTGACGCTGACTTTTCAGCGTAAGCCGAACGATCCGTTTTTGGCTGTGAGCCAGTTCGAGGATTTCAAAAATAGATTCAGGATTCATTTTTCCTCCGTGGGTTGGTTGAACGTTTGTCTGGGGAGACAACCTCAATCTTCTCACGGGGGAGCCAGAGAGGTAACGAGAATGACAGGGTTTTGGACTTACATGTGCGTGCTCACGGTCGTTGTTGGCATAGTCGCAATCGCATGGATTTTTCGCGACTGGAGGGGCTAAGAGATGAACTTTGCGCAACTCTTCTTTTCGATCTTGGCCTTCGGCGTGCTCACGCTCGGAATCTTTTGGGCTTTTCAGGAGGCAGCTTATCGGGCACAGGTCTTGGGTGATTCGATTACGCCGCCATTTCTGCGAGGCATATCGGCAATGATTGCGGCCGTGTACGCGGCTTCCGCCGTTGTTTCATCGCTGTATTGGCTAAGGAGCGTGCTCGCATGACGGACGAAATCGAATGCCTTATAGGGATCGTCCTGCTTTTCGTCATGTACGTTGCATGGATTTTTGAGAGCGATGACCGGGACGAATGAGCAAAAGCATATTGACCACAGGAGGACGTTATGAGGTGGAACATCAAGGGCTTCGACCAGTACGAAGTCGACGAGGCAGGGCAAGTCTGGGCCAAGCCGCAAAAGCGCCGATTCGGCAACAGCTGTCGCCTGATCCCCGAAAAGCCACTCAAGCTCGAAAAGGCGGGCACGTGGCAGATGCGGAAGGCGGGGCTGCCACAACGTCTACGCCCCGACGAAATTGAACAACTCAAAATCGCAAAAGGAGAAACCGATGCAACTCACTCGTAGCCCCCGCATGTCCGAAATCAAGGACGAGGACTTTGAGCCGATCGAGAAGGACGGGAAGCTCAATGCCCCCAAAATCGGCGAGCGATGCCTTTTCCTGCTCAGAGCCTGGCACGGGCGTCCTGTCAATGGCTTCAGGGTCTTCGGATATCGGGAGGACGATGCGCTCATCTACGTACCTCTCTACAAGCAAAGCCTGTCGCTCCTGAACGTCAAGGGATGGATTCGCGTTGGCGGTGAGCCGTTCTATAACGGGCGCTTCGGAGGTGCGAAATGACCAGCCTCTTCACACCTGACGAACTACCGCGCATGGCTAAAACGCTCAAGACGCTCGAGACGACCATCGACGCGATCGTCTGCGCAGATGAAAGCCAGCACGTGAGAAATCACGTCTGGGATCGTGCAGAAAACCGAAAGCACGTCAAGCAGGCTCTTCGCGCCGCAAAGCACCAGGCAGATTCCATGCTGCGACTGATGGAGCGCACCGACCTCGAGAGACTCGCACATGAATAGAAAAGTCTTCGCGCTCGGGCGCATGAAGTCCGGCCAGATGAACCGCACAGAGGCGGCTTATGCAACCACGCTAGAAGCCGCCAGAAACGCGCATGAGGTCGTCTGGTATGCCTTTGAAGGTGTCACCCTTAAGCTCGCCGACGGATGCCGCTACACCCCTGATTTCGCTGTTCTACGAGCTGACGGCATCATGGAGATGCACGAGGTCAAGGGCTATTGGACCGACGACGCCCGCGTGAAAGTCAAGGTTGCAGCTGAGAAGTTTCCGTTCGTTTTCAAAGCTGTCTACAAGCAAGCAAAGAAAGACGGCGGAGGTTGGAGGATTGAGGAGTTCTGATGATCACGAAAGAGCAAGAACAGCGACTTCGCAACTGGGCGCGAGCAAACCGCGAATGCCCAAGAGTCAAGAAGGGGGCGACGCTTGTCTTCTGTGAGTCGCTTCGCTACTGGTATGACCACGAGGCGGAAGAGGGAGATGACGAGCCGCCGACGCGACCGCCGCAGGCAGAGAGACGGGGCATCGACGTCGACGACGCTAACCTGATCGACCGAGCTTACAGAGATCGAGAAATGCGTAACATCAGCCGCGCAGTTCTGCGCATGTTCTACTGCGAGAAGCGCCACCCCAGGGACATCGAACGCGAGCTCTCGCTAGGGGAAAAGACGCTCAACATGCATAGGGAACGAGCCGTCAATCAGATCTTCCGAATTGTTGAATCTTTGGAGAAGGAGGCGTAAAATGACCAAATAAGGTCGTATGACAGCTGCAGTTGGCAGTCCGGTTTTCCGTGGGCTCCCGTATGGGAGCTTCGGCGTGCCCGAAAGAAACGAACCCGCAAGCGTATGCAAGCGTTTCAGAGCTGACGCTAGCTTGAGTTAAGATGTAATTGAGCCCGTGGTGAAGAACTGCGGGCTTTTTTCGTTTACAACACCGCGCACGCCTCTCAACGATGCGCAACCCGCGCGGTTTCCATTCGCTACCTTAGGTCAGTTTGCTCTAAGGCTTGGGTGGGGAGAAATCCTCGCCCTCTCTAATTCCTTGGGTTACCTATGAAGAAAGCTATTGTGGCGGCCATTGCGGTCGCCTTTTTCGTTTCTACAGCAGCTGAAGCACGAGGTGGTCGTGGGTTCAGCGGCGGTCGATCTTTCTCCCGTCCTGCTCCCACGAAGAGCTATGCACCGAAGCGCACGACCGTTGTGAAGAAAAATACGACTGTCATCAACCAGACGGTTAACAGCTCCGCCACGTCAAGCGGCGGCGGGTTCTGGTCTAGCGTCATGGGTTCGGCTGTCGGCTCGACGGCGGGTTCTATGGCGGGCAATGCCATTTACGACTCCATGACGAAGGACGACGAACCGAAGCAACCGGCACAGGCCCCTCAGCAACCGCAGGTCATTTACGTTCCCGTCGGTTCTGACGGCAAGCCCGTTCAGCAGAACCAGTAACACAAGTAACTCGTCAATTGGTGGAAACGCCAATGCGGGAAACGGGCGCGAGGTGCGATCCTTGAAGGACTCAAAAACATTCGTTATGAGTCTTTCATAGGATTAAACCAAAATGAGAAAAACCGTTACGGCTTTTGTGGTCAGTTTGTTTTGCGCCTCGGCATTCGCGGGATTGACGCAAACCGAAAAGGACGTTTTTAACACCATTGTGCGAGACGACATCAATGGCGCGTACAACGTGGACCAGGCGGCAACGTTTGCAATAGCCGCCGGAGGTACAAACCCAATCTACCAAGACGTCGACGTAATTGAGCGCGAGTTTCAGAGTAACGAACTTCGTGCAAACAAAAAGTACAAGGGCAAACAGGTTTTGATTGAGGGGCGAATTGATGAGGTTCGCGTTAACAGCTTCAATACCGCAATGGTTGTTTTCTCAAGTCCGCAAAGGGTTGTGACGCCTACCGCGACATTCGCAAAACAGGAAGAGCAATCCGATTACATTGCCGATTTCGACAGGGGGCAGAGAATTGCGCTTCTGTGCAATGTAGACGGTCTTTCGGTCGGAAACGTTCGATTTAGCGAGTGCCAGACCGTCCCTTACATGGTGAAAAAATTCCAAGACGGCGCAACAGCGTGTCTGGAAGAGCTTGAAAAAGGTCGCGCACCAAAAGAGGAATGGTTAAGCAAACTGATAGCTGTTTCTGTCGGGGTCGCTGGTGCGCTGACGCCCGAGGAGGCCGCCGCCGTCGCCAAGCCTGATGCAACGAGTGATTGTTTAAAGCGAGTTATGCCAAATCTCAAGGATTTGACAACAAGCCCCAAAACGCAAGAACGACTGAAAGCCTTGGGCTTGACGTTTCCCAAGTAAACGCCAAAAACAAAGAACACACGAACTCTCGTAGGAAACTACGGGAGTTTTTTTTCGTCCAGCAAACGACTTGAGGAGGTCGAGATGGGCAACGAAATTACGCCGTCCACGCGGCTCAAGGTGGAATACCGAAAGGTCGCAGACCTCATACCCTACGCCCGAAACGCTCGAACGCATAGCGATGAGCAGGTTTCTCGCATTGCGGGATCGATCCAAGAATTTGGCTGGACTAACCCAATTCTTGTTGACGGCACAAACGGCATTCTCGCGGGACATGGCCGCCTAGCGGCAGCACGAAAGCTCGGCATGAGCGAAGTCCCCGTGATCGAATTGGCGGGACTGAGCAAAACACAGAAACGCGCCTACATTCTCGCTGACAACAAGCTCGCATTGGACGCGGGCTGGGACGACGAACTGCTAAAGGTCGAACTCGAAGAGCTGAAACTGGAAGGCGTGGAACTTGACGACATAGGCTTTTCTTCGGAAGAGCTTGACGACTTATTGACCGTTGACGATTCTGACGGTTCCGACGAGCCTGATATTCCTGAGCCTAAGCCAGACCCTGTATCGAAACGCGGCGACGTTTGGACGCTTGGTGTCCACCGGGTAATGTGCGGCGATTCATGCTCTGCCACAGATATTTCTAAGCTTGTGTGGGGGGGGGTAGGGTAAACCTCTACCTGACGGACCCTCCCTACAACGTAGCCTACGAAGGCAAGACGAAAGACGCTCTTACGATTGAAAACGATTCGATGGAGGATGGGGCCTTTAGGCAGTTCCTCGTTGATGCGTTTTCAATGGCGGACACCGTCCTTGAGCCGGGCGGCGTTTTCTACATCTGGCACGCCGACTCGGAGGGATACAACTTCCGTGGCGCTTGCCGAGACGTTGGCTGGAAGGTGCGCGAGTGCCTGATCTGGAACAAGAACGCCTTTGTTCTTGGTCGCCAGGACTACCAGTGGAAACACGAACCCTGCCTTTATGGGTGGAAAGACGGCGCGAGTCATGAGTGGTACTCAGACAGAAGCCAGACGACGGTTATTGACTGTGATCGCCCGATGAGAAACGGCGAGCATCCGACGATGAAACCTGTCGAGCTGTTCCGCTACCTCATGGAGAACTCGTCCAAGAAGGGAGACGTGGTCTTTGACAGTTTTGGAGGCTCTGGGACGACATTGGTCGCAGCTGAAGAAACTGGTCGCGTCGCTTACCTGATGGAACTCGACCCCGTTTACGTTGATGTGATCATCAAGCGGTGGCAGGAAATGACGGGGCTTGAAGCCGTTCGCGATGACGGCAAAACCTACAACTCGCTGATTTGAAAACTCTCGGAGGGGTGACCCAGTAACCGAGAGTTTTTCAACCCTGTTTGAAGGATTGTCTTAACTCGGCGAACATCGGAACTGCCCCGTACCTTCCGAGAGTATTCATATGGAAACGAAACCACGAATTCAGATCGATCTGCGTAAGGTTGAAGAATACGCGCAGGTCTGCAACAACGAAGAGGAGATTGCCAACGCACTCGGAATCTCCTACACGACGCTGAAGGCTCGAAAGAGAGAAAGCGACCAATTCGCCAGTGCCATAAAAAGGGGCAAGGCGAAGGCAAACGTTTTTGTCGGCGGCAAGCTCATGGAAAAGATCAAGAGCGGGGATACCGCCTCGATCATCTTCTACATGAAGTCCCGCTGCGGATGGAAGGAAACCTCCCGATCCGAGATTACCGGGGCGGACGGCGGCGCAGTCAAGGTTGATGCAGCTCCCGACCTTTCCGGGGTTTCTACCGAAAACCTGCGCAAGATTAGGGAGCTTATGAATGAACAGACTCCCAACTCTGATTGAGCTTGACCGAGAACTTGCACGGCGTTCACTGGGCGAGTTTTGCAAGATGGCGTGGAACGTTCTCGAACCCGCCACACCGATCAAGTGGGGATGGGCGCTCGACGCGATGTGCGAGCACCTAGAAGCTGTCCACAGCGGACAGATCAAGCGCCTTCTGATGAACGTCCCGCCGGGCATGATGAAGTCGCTCCTTACGGGCGTTTTCTTCCCCGCATGGGAATGGGGCGCGGGCGGCTCGCCGTCCCTGCGCTACCTCACGACGGCGCATAAGGAAGACCTCGCAATCCGAGACAACCTCAAGTGCCGCCGCTTGATCTCCTCGGACTGGTATCAGGAGCGATGGGGCGTCGAACTCTGCGGCGACCAGAACGCGAAGACGAAGTTCGAGAACACCGCCACGGGCTTTCGCGAGTCCATGGCCTTCCGAAGCCTGACGGGTAGCCGAGGCGACCGCATCATCATCGACGACCCTTTGAGCGTCGCTGATGCGTTTTCCGAGGCCGCGCTGCACTCGGTCGAGACGACCTTCCTAGAAGCCGTCCCGTCCCGTGTGAACAACTCAGACAGCGCGATCATCGTGATCATGCAGCGCTTGCATGAACGCGACACCTCGGGCGTCATCCTAGCCCGCGAACTCGGGTACGAACACCTGATGTTGCCGATGCGCTTTGAGGAAAGCCGCAGGTGCAAGACTTGCATCGGCTTCACCGACCCTCGCCAGAAAGAAGGTGAGCTGCTCTTTCCCGAGCGCTTTACCGCCACTCAGGTGGATGAAATGGAGAAGGTCATGGGTGGCTATGCTGTCGCAGGTCAGTTCCAACAACGCCCGGTGCCTCGAGGCGGCGGGCTTTTCAAGAGTGACTGGGTGCAGTATTGGGACACTTTGCCCGAGCGCTTCGATGCGAGTGTGATCTCGTGGGACATGACTTTCAAAGACTCGAAAGCGTCCGACTTCGTTGTCGGGCAGGTTTGGGGCAGAAAGGGCAGCTCTTTCTATCTCATCGACCAATTCCGCGGTCAGTGGGACTTCGTTAAGACGCTCGAGCAGTTCGTCGCGGCGGCAAACAAGTACCCGCGCGTGACTCGCAAGCTCGTGGAAGACAAAGCGAACGGGTCGGCGATCATCGCGACGCTCAAGAAAAAAGTGTCGGGCATCATCCCGATCACGCCAAAAGAAAGCAAGGAGGCGCGCGCGTCGGCCGTAACGCCATTATGGGAGGCTAGGAACGTGTACTTGCCTCCACCTGAGCGGTTCCCGTGGGTCGAGCGCGATCTGGTGCCTGAGCTCCTCGCATTTCCGTCAGGTGCTCACGATGACACCATCGACGCGATGAGCCAGGCATTGACGGATCTAAATAAGCACAGCGGCTTGCATATCGATCCGACGAATCTAGCTTACTTACTTGGACGGTAGGCACAACTCATGCAACCTGAACTGACGTTACGCGCTTGGGGCGCTTTGATCATCTTGTATGCCATAGGCGCGTCGGTGGCCATATTCGCAATTGCAAAGGCAGTTGAGGCCGTTGTCGACTTGGTCGGGCATGTGCGGTGGCAGGCCGCAAGGCGCCGCGTTTTCCGCCGATTCCTGAGCGAATGGCGCAAAGTGGAGATTAAGCATTGTGAGCAAGAAGAAAAGAAAGACGGCGAAAGCCCAAGCGCCTAACGGCAATCTCCTCGCGCAGGCAAAGCGCATCGCCGCGCTTGAGGAGATCGACCGCACGCTACGCACGCCGCCGCAAGCCACTCAGCTCTTCGAGACGGTCGAGAAGGTGAGGGAGCGTTTCGCCCCTCCGGTGACTCTCGGGGTGTCTGAAAAAGAGCGCCTAGCGCAAGATGAGGCACTTTCTGACGCGGGCTTTTATGGCGCCATTCATCGCAGCCTTCAACAGCACGGCTACGAGCTCGGGCAGTACCCAGTGACTTCTTTCGTCGGTTACGGCGCGCTTCAGCAGATCGCGCAGAACGGCATGATCCGTGCCTGCGTGCAGACCGTTGCGGATGATATTACCCGCGAGTGGATTACGATCACGGGCGATGACGCGGAGGCTGTTGAGGAGATTCAGACACTTCAAGAGCAGAAGTACCACCTACGCACGCTCTTTCATGAGGCCGCAACACTAACCGGATACATGGGCGGGGCTTTTATCTACGTCGACACCGGCACGGAAAATCCCGAGTTGCCCCTGCGCTACTCAAACGAAAGCGCAGAGCTACAGCCGGGTACGAAGCTCCGGTTTGTCGTGGTCGATCCTGTGAACGTATCGCCGGGCGACTACAACGCCATCGACCCGCTCAAGCCCGACTACCTCAAGCCCCGCTACTTCTGGGTGTTGGGAACGAAGGTGCATGAGTCGCGCTTGCTTAGGCTTTTTGACAATCCGCCGCCGACGCTTCTGCGACCGGCATACAACTTCCTTGGCATTCCGCAGGCTCAGATCCTCTGGGACTACGTGATGCACTGGAATCAGTGCCGGGTCTATACGGCCGACTTGGTGCGCAAGGTCTCGCTTCTCGTTTTCCAGACGAGCACGGATGACATCTTCAACTCGCCTAACGGGGTGCGGTTGTTCGACATCCGTATGAAGGCGCTTCAGCGCTATCGCGATAACAACGCCGTGTTCGTCTGCGACAAGGAAGGCGAAAGTGTGATGAACGTGCAGACGTCAATCGCGGGCTGTACGGACGTCGTGCGCCAGTCGCTCGAGATGATTGCGTCGATCAACCGCACGCCTGCCGTGAAGCTCTTGGGCATCAGTCCTAGCGGCTTCAACGCAACGGGCGAAAGCGATATTCGTAACTACTACGATTACATTCGTTCCAAGCAAGAGCTGCGTCGCGAAGCAATTAACACTTGCTTAGAGGCAATTGAACTAGTCGAAATGGGGAGCATCAATTCGAATATCTCCTTCGACTTCAACGAATTGAGCAAGGAAGATGAAGCCAGCGCGGCCATGACCGCTCAGACGCGCGCAGGCGCTCTTGCAACGCTTGCACAAGTTCAGGCAATCAGCGCAGAGGAAATGCGCGAAGCGGTCAAGAAAGAGCCGGCGATGCACTTGGGCTTTTTGAGTGACGAGGTGCCCGAAGGGGAGCCTGAGGATATCGAGGGCTTGCTTGGCGCGCTTCAGCAGGCAACGACCGCAGTGGCAGAGCCTGCTCCAGCATCGAACCCGCCCGACGAATCGCGGCAACTGCTTCAGTCCCTAGGTGGCTTGAATGGCTAAACGCATCAAGACGATCCCCGCGATCGAGCCGAATGCCGGGCTCAAGGCGGCCTTGCAAAAGCGGCTGATTGCTCTCATTGAGAAACAGACGCGCGAGGCAACGGCCGAGCTCCTGCGCAACCTGATCGATTCGGGCTGCTTCACGCAGCCTGTCGAGACGGTTGCGCAGGACGCCGCACTGTGGGGACGCAAAGAGAAAAAGATCATAGATGAGGCGATACGCGCTTTCAAAGCGTCTAATCCCGCCGATGCCGCTCGAAAGCTTGACCTGAGTCTCACCGAGAAAATGGCGCGGTGGATGATTCACGCGGGAGAAAGCGCAAAGCTCGTCTCGGGATGGTTTGTCCGCGCAATGGCGCAAAACGTGACAGCGAGCCAGCGGCGTGCGCTGATACGCGCGGGCATCACTCCTACTCTGCTCAAAGAAAAATGGACGATCCCTATCGTCAAGAATCGATACATGGCGCCGAGCACAGCAAAAGCGTTGCCGGGGCTTGTGGACGGCATGACGGGGCTCATCACCAAAATGCAGGCGGATGACCTCGCCAGAGTGCGAGAGACGATTACACGCGGCCTCTACGAGGGGCAGAGTCTGGGAGAGATCGAAAGCGTGCTGAAAGCCTCTAGGGGCTTCACGGAGGCCCGTGCCAAGCGAGTTGCGCTTGATCAGTCGATCAAAGTCAGTCAGGGCATCCAACGCGGCAACGCCGAGGCATTGGGCATCAAGCACGCGGTATGGGTTCACGTCCCGGGGCGGTATTCATCACGCGAGACGCATATCGCAATGGACGGCAAACGCTTCGACCTTTCCGAGGGGCTTTACGACCCGGCTGTAGGCCAGAACGTAACGCCCGGGTTGTTGCCGTTTTGCCGATGCATTTTCCGTCTAGATATATCGGACATATTGAAATGAACAACGACCGCTATTTACTTGCCCTAGATGCCGAGAGCGTGAGGAGGTATGACAAGAACGGGAACCTCCATGTCACCGTCTCGCACTTGACCAAAGCGCAGGTGCGACCGTACTACGGGCATGAGGTACCTGACTGGGAGCGTCTGAGGCTCGATCCGCAGAAGATCTATCGCGGATACTGCCCGCCAGAGGAGCTGAGCAAGCCCGAGACAATCGAGAGCACGAACGGCATCCCGATTCAGCTCAACCATCATCCAGACTACGCAGACGCGCCGCAGATCAAAACGCGCGTCGGCTCCACTGGGACAGACGGCGCATTTAGAGCGCCATACCTAGACAACTCGCTGCACTTCACTGTTGAGGATGCAATCAAGCGCATCGTCGATGGGTCGATGCGTGAGTTGTCTCTTTCGTACAGATATACCCCTGACTTCATCCCTGGCAAGACGCCGGACGGCGAAGACTATGACTTCGTTATGCGTGACATTACCGCCAACCATGTTGCGCTGGTGGAGCAGGGCCGCGCGGGGCGCGATGTGTTGGTGCAAGACAGTCACTTAAGAGAGGCTCAACCTATGGACGTGACGGAAAAGAACGCGGCTCCCGTAGCCGCAGCTGACGGCGATCCTGCCGTCGAGAAGAAGGAGGTGGCACTTGCTGACGCAATCGCCGCTGCCGCCAATGGAATCAAAGACCTGCATGAGCAGGACGAGGAGGGGAATGTGGTCGACAAGTCCGCTGAAGAGGCGCAAGCCGCTGACGAGGACAAGGACGCAGCCATCAAGCGAATCATCGCCGAAATGGTTTCCAAGGGCATGAAGCCTGAGGATGCCGAAGGCTTTGCCGATGCGCTCAAGGGGCTCGCCTATGCCGAAGCCGAGGCCGAAGATGAGGACATCAACATCGGTGAAGAGGTCGAAAAGCCTGCCGAAGATGAGGACGAGTGCGCTCAGCTCATCCAGGACGGCCTGAAGGCCTGCGGCTACGACGAGGAGCCAGAAGAGTTCCAGAAGGCGTTTGCCGAGGGTGTGCGCTATGGCGAACGAAAGGAAAAGACCGAGCCTGAAAAGCTCGATCGTGAGCATGAATCCGAAGGCGAAGAACGCGCACTGGGGCAGGACGCCGCGCTTAAGCGTGTCGAACGCCGCATCGCTCGACGCTTTACGGCAATGGATGAGTGCGCTCAGACGCTCGGTCGCGTCCGCTTCAATGCCTACGACTCTGCCGAAAGCGTCTATTTGGCCGCGCTGGAGCAGGAGGGTGTGAGCATCAAGGGCGTTCGTCCCGAAGCCGCCCGCACCGCTTATCTCGCCTTCATGGCCGGCAAGAAGGTCTCTGCCAAGCGCTCGCTCGCTCAGGACGCCCAGCTCAAGACGGGCAAGGCCGACTCCATTCTCTCCACTAAGCTTTCTCAAATCAAGAAGGGGTATTAATCATGGGTTTTCAGGCAGTTGTTAAGACTGATCCTGCCGTCGGCATTGCCGGTCAGGAAGTGAATCCGAAGCAGGCCGTTTACACGGCCTTCAACTACGTCTCCGACGGCACCGTTCAGGCAGGTACTTTCTGCTTTGCTACGGCGCTCAAGGGCAACGTTACGGGTGAAACGAACATCGTCTCCCTCAAGGGCACGTCCGGTGCCAAGCCCGTCGGTTTTGTCGAACGTGACGTCATCGCTACGATTCCGACGCTCACTGCTGACGCATCGCAGGTCTATCCGCAGGGCGCCTGCCCGCCGATCACCATTCGCGGCCAGTTCTATGCTGTCGCTACGGGCGCGGTTACGGAAGGCCAGTCCGTCCTGTGCGATCCGGCCACGGGTGCCATTACGTATGGTGCCGCCGGCACTACGAACGACACGGGTTGGCGAGTGATTTTCCCCCGCGGCGTCAAGAGCGCCGCCAAGGATGATGTCGTGATTTATCAGAACTTTGGCGTTACGGTTGCGACCGGCGCAATGGCCGCCGCTCTCGCTGACTCTGCAAAGGTTGACGAGGCCTCCGCGGGCTAAGGAGGTTGGGCTTATGGCTTACTCTCCTACGTTGTGGAAACGCGGCGACATCATCACCGCCGAGAAGCTAAACAAGGTCGAGACGGGACTGCAGGCCGCTGCCAGCGTTGACATTCAGTCTGCGCAGGCAACGACGCTCGCCGCCGGGGCTCCTGCAACTGCTGTCATCGAGGGTGGCGTTCTGAAGCTCGGCATCCCTCGCGGTCAGACGGGCGCGCAGGGTGCCGCCGGTGCTCAGGGTGCCAAGGGCGACACTGGTGCACAGGGCGCTAAGGGTGAAACGGGCGCTACGCCTACGATTACCGCTACGGCCACTGTTGACGCCACCGTCGGCACGCCCAAGGTCACGGTAAGCAAGGGCGGCACGACGACCGCGCCGACGTTTACCTTCGCTTTCACGGGGCTCAAAGGCGCAACGGGTGCTCAGGGTGTCGCGGGTGCGACTGGGGCTAAAGGCGAAACGGGGGCTGCAGGCGCCAAGGGCGACCAAGGCGAACGAGGCGCGGCTGGGGCGGCGGGCAAGAATGGCTCTTGCTTCCGTGTCTCTGCAACCGCTCTCGCTGATAGCCAGACGGGCATTGCCGCAACGGCGCTCACGCCTACCAACGCGCAACTTCCCTACGCCGTCGGCGACATCGTGCTGGACGCTACGACGAAAAAGCTTTACGCGGTCACGGCGGCGAGTGGTGGAACGTGCTCTATCGGCACCGCGCTTGCAACGCTTCCCTAAACAAACTATTTGGAGGAGTGGCCTTTGTGATGAGCAAAGGCCATGAAAATTCATATGGATCAAAACTTTCTGAATGCCAAGGCGCGCGGCATCGAGGCTCCGTACGCCGTCGGCTTTATGCCGTTCGATGAAAAGGACGGTCGCATCGTCCTCAAGAACATCAACCGCGACCAGCTCGCACAGGATGCCGCGCTTTCCACGCAGCCGAACGTCGGCGCGCCTGCGGCTCTCTACACGTACGTCGACCCGCGCATCATTGATGTGCTCTTCGGTGTCACGAATGCCACGAAGTTCTTTGACAAGACGCTCGTTGGCTCCTTTACGCAGGACTACGCGACCTTCAGCGTGGAAGAAGTGGCCGGTCAGGTCTCGCCGTACAACGACTTCGCGAACGGCACGAGCACTGATGTCAACTACAACTTCCCGGTTCGCCAGAACTTCCGTTATCAGACGACGATTAAGTACGGCGATCTCGAAACGGCGAAGCTCGCCGAGGCGAATGTCAACCTCCCTGCTCGCAAGCAGAACGCGGCCGCGCAGATCATTGCCCGAGCTGAAAACAAGTTCCAGCTCTACGGCGTTGCGGGCATGGAAATCTACGGCATGCTCAATGATCCGAACATCCCGGAATCGATTTCTCCGGTGTCGGTCAATAGCAAATCTACGTGGGCTGAAAAAATCGCGGCCGACCCGAACAACGCGGCCACGCTCGTGTTCAATGACGTGAACAAGCTGTGGCAGGAACTGACTGCTAACAATGGCGGTCATCTTGACGTGAACGCCCCGATTGTTCTGGGCATCTCCAACAAGATGATTGGCTACCTGACTCAGCCGAACCAGTTTGGCAAGACGGCCAAGGTCATGCTGCAGGAAAACTATCCGAACATCGAAATCGTTCAGCTTCCCGAGCTCTCCACGGCCGCCGGCGAAATGCTCTACATGACGGTCAAGGAAGTGTATGGCGACGAGACGGGCTTCTCCGCCTTCTCCCGCGCCTTCGGCCTCGGTCGCCTGATCGCGCATGAATCCAGCTTCACGCAGAAGGCAACTGCTGGCACGTGGGGTTGCGTGATTCGCCGCCCGAGCCTCGTTGCGACGATGGTCGGCATCTAAAACTCGCAGGCCGTCACGAACGGCCTTTATCTCCACGGCGGGGCGGGTTCACGCCTGCCCTGCCCAAACTCTTGTCACGAATAGGTTTTTTATGGCTCGCACTACTCGTACTCGTAAGGCTTCTGCTCTCGGCACCACGGGCATCATTGCCGACACCGCTGAGCAGGAAGCAAAGAAGGTTTCTGACATCGCAGGCGATGAGATCATTTACATTGCCTGCGGCATGCCCCTCGGGCTCAAGTTTGATGACGTTGACAATGGCAATGGTGGCGCGAAAACCGTTGTTTTCCCGGGGGTTAATCACGCGCTAAGGGGGCAGGCCAAGGGCGTTCTCCTCGGCGCAGGGAATGCCGTCCTGGTGGGCGTAGCACGCCGAGACTGGGAGGACATCAAGCGCAAACATGGTGGCGAGCGCGCCTTCACCGCCATGCCCCCGCTCCTCTGGGAGATGAGGAGCGAGAAGGAATTCAAGGCGCGCCGCGATGAGATTGCCGAGATGCGCACGGGCGTCGAGCCTGTCGATCCGGCTTCGGTCGGCGTTGAGAAGGTAAAAGACATCGAGGCCTAAAAATGGACGTAGCGCTTGATATTGAAGAATTCCGCTCATGGTTCCCGGGGCTGACGGAGGCCGTCATCAATGATGTGCTCTTGGGTGTGCTGTGGGATCAGGTGGGGGCGATTGTCGGCACGACTGACGCAGATAGCTTTGCCCCGTTCGATCCTGATGCGACGCCCCCAGTGCTCGAGCGTAAAGTGCTTCTCTATTACGCGCTGTGTCATATGGCCACGCTCTCTACGCGCGGCGATCAGCCCGGTCGCGTGGCCAGTGCATCAGAAGGCTCGGTGTCGTCATCCTTCGATCTCATCAAGAGCAACTCGCAGTCCGCGCAGTGGTGGAATCAGACGCCCTGTGGGTCTACGTATTGGATGATGACGGGCAAATACCGTCTCGGAGGACGCCTGTACGTCTCTGACAACTATCACCCGTGGGGGTAATGATGGGCATCAAGGTTGACGCAGGCAAGGTGACGCAAAGGCTTGAGGGACTCGCCAAACAGTACGGGAATCGCGCCGCGAAAGTGGTCGAGGTGGGGGTGACTGACGCAAGCATTGCCGAATACGCGCAGTACGTTGAGTTCGGCTGGGTGCAACGCGTCACGCCGAAGCAATCGCTTTTCCTGAGTGGTGCCATTGGACGTCCGGTGCCCCTAAGTGATCGGGGACGCCCGGACTTCAGCAAGGCGGCCATCAAGCCTGGAGCGGCATTAGTAAACCCGCCCCGCCCGTTCCTGCGGGGGACGCTCGTTGCCGAGCAGGAAAAGTGGAAGGGCGTGCTGAAGAAGGCGCTCGAGGGGCTGAAGGATCCTGCGTCGGCGCTTACGGTACTGGGCACTGTGGCCGCGCAGGATGTGCAGGCAACCATTGCAAGTGGCGGGACGACAAAGGAAAAGTTCCAAGAGCGCGCGCCGCTCACGATGGAGCTTTACGCCGCGCAGTCTGCAGGGCGTAAGACTGGGGGAAAAAATCACTCGTCGAAAGCCAGCTCCGCCACGACGCAGCCGATGGTTTTGTCGGGGGCGTTGCTTCACTCAATCGCCTTTGAGGTCAAGTGAACATGAGCTTCACGGTTGAGAATCTGGGAGTTGTATGGGGCTAAATTTACATGCAGTGGTACGCGGATCGATCAATGCGATCCACCCGGATGAGGAGGTTCAGCTACTTCACTCAACGGGCTCAGTGCCAGATGAAAATGGCTTTGCCGCGCCGCAGTACGAGCGCACTATGGGCGTTATGGCGCAGGTGCAGAGCGAGGGCGATGCGGCGCTGTTTCATGCCGATATGGCGGGGGCTAATTCGATCGTGCGTAAGTTCTACCTATTCGCCCCGAAGGACTTTGCAAAACAGACCGCAGGCATCTTTCGCCCGCTCTCCCGCGCAGGGGATTACATCCTGCGTAAGGACGGGACTGTATGGGCTGTAGATGCGGTTCTAGAAAACTTTTCAGGCGTCAGCTGGTTGAGTGTGCGCGCTACGCTTCAGCTAAGCCCGCCGCAGGGGATTGTATGGTTATGATGCAAAGCCCTCCTACGCACTCTACGATCATCTCCGATGAGACGGTCTACAAGGCCGTCAAAGACTTCGAGTTGCTGATGATGTCCGGCCTTGAGGCTACGCACATCATTGCGGGAAATCAAAACAACCTTTCTCTGCCGGACTCGCGCGATTACGTCGTTAATACGATCATCGCGCACCGTGAAATCGGGACGCCCGTCGAGTCCTATGAGTGGGACACGGCGACTCAGAAAATGGACGCCGTGGTTTCTAGATTGGTCGAGATGAGCGTACAAGTCGACGTCTATAGCGATCATCCGGAAACTGCCCGTATGCGCGCAGAATCGGTTGCGACGGTGGCCAGAACGGTGTCAGGCTGCGACTTCTTTCAGAAGTACGGCCTATCCAGTCTCTACGCTGATGACGTTCGCAATACAACCGTGGTGGTAGATGAAAATCAGTTCGTTCAGCGATGGACGACGACGCTCCACATCACCTACACGCACGTCGTCAGGCTTGATGTTGAAAGCACTGATGCCGTGCATGTCGGCGTGCATAACGTCGATGTGCGATTCCCGCCGCGCTGATGTGCATTGTCTTAATTAACTTACCCAAGGAGCGCCCCGCAGAGGCGCTTTTTTATTGGAGGATATCCATATGTCTTTGCCCGCATCCCGCATCGTTGCGGTCTCCCCGCGCGTAATCAGCGGCGGTGGTAGCGATCTAGAAACCAACGGGCTCCTGCTCACGAAGAACACTGTCCTGCCCGCCAGTACGCCCGCGGTGGCCTTTTCGTCGACGGCGGATGTGTCCGCCATGTTCGGAGCCGAAGCCGAAGAGACGGCTTTTGCTCAGCAGTATTTCAGCGGCGTGCAGAACCAGCAGAGCGCGCCGAAGTCTCTTGTGATCGCACGTCGTGTCACCGAGGCTGACGGCGCTTGGATTCGCGGCGGCGAGCTTTCCGTTACGCTCGAAGCTCTGAAGAAAATCACTGACGGCTCTTTCAAGATTAGCGTCGGCGGTCAGGACAAGAAGGCCGCTTCGATCAATCTCTCCTCTGCTGCCTCGCTCTCTGATGCCGCGACGAAGATTGCTACGGCGATTTCAGGCGTTAAGGGCACGTACGACAGCAATCTCAACGCCTTCACGTTTACGACGGACACGAAGGGCAAGGCTGCAACGATTGGCTACGCCTCTAAGTCCGACAGCGGCACCGACCTCAGCGAAATGCTCGGCCTGACGCAGGCCGCAGGCGCAGTCGTCTCTCAGGGTGTTGATGCCATGACCGAGGCGGCCAACATGGAAGCCGTCTGCGCCGTCACGCGAAACTGGGTGGGCTTTACGACCCTCTGGGAGGCCGAGCTTGAAGAAATTGAAGCTCTTGCCGCGTGGGCGGACATCTACGACGACTTCGTTTACTTCCCGTGGTCTAGCGACAAGAATCTTGAAAGCACGCTGACGGCTTCGAACGGCGCGCTTGCAAAGATTGTTGATAAGTACGACGTCGTAGTCCCGATCTACTTCCCGACGTGGGGACTTTCCGCTATGGCAATGGCCTGCGGCGCTTCTATCGCTTGGAACCGCACGCAGGGCATGAAGACTTGGTTTGCCAAGTATGCCTCCGGCCTTTCCCCGAACGTTCTCGAGGAATCCGTTGCGAACGCGCTTGAGAGCAACCGCATCAACTTCATCGGCCAGTACGCTACGCGTAACGATCAGTTCCAGTTCTTCAACCGCGGAACGCTCTCTAGCGACTTCTACGGCTTTGTTGACGTGCTCTATGGCTCGATCTATCTGCGCTCCGCGATCCAGACGAGCTGCATGTCTGGCTTCAAGAATGTCAACCGAGTACCGTACAACGCCGCAGGCGAGGCACTGATTCGCGCGTGGTGCCAGGATCCGATTAACCGCTGCATCAATAACGGCGTGATTGACGCCGGTCTCGCGCTCAATGAATCGCAGAAAGCGCAGATCATGCAGGAGACGGGCGACGACGGCGAGGACGTGATTCGAGCGATCACCTCCAAGGGCTATTGGCTCGGCATCACCCTGCCCGATGCCGCAGGTCGTGCGAACCGCGAAGCGCCTTCCGTGACAATCTTCTACGCGTATGCGGGAAGCGTTCAGGCTCTTTCCGCAGAAGTGATTGCAGTTATCTAGTGAACATCATCGGCCCTGACGGTTTGACCGTTGGGGCCTCTTTTTAGGGGCATAAAATGGCCAGCTCTAATTTTGACGTCACGTCCGCGAACGCTCAGCTCGTTCTCACTGTAGATGAGCTTTACCCGTCCGGCATTCAGCTTCAGCAGTTCAGCGCCGACGGCATTTTCTCCAGCGACTCGATCGAGATGGCGGAAACGCGTCGCTCTGTCGATGGATACATGGTGGCAGGCGTGATCAAGAACATTTCGTCTGTGACGCTCACGCTCGAAGCCTCCTCTCCGTCTGCCTCTGCGCTTGAGTATGTGCGCGATTGCATGGAGGCGAACGATAAGCCGTATGAATGCACTCTAACGTGCTACATCCCTTCGCTGGGGGTCACGCGCACGTTCGTAAAGGGCGTTCTCAAGAGCGCTCCTCCGATGTCGGCGGCGTCTCGCACGATGCAGCCGACGCAGTGGGGCTTTGACTTTGAGCGCGTGCTGTAAGGAGGAGCAATGGACATCTCTAAGCTTGAAGTGCAGGACGGTACGACGCTCAAGAGCTTCACGATTACGCCCATGTCGGCTTACAAGGCCGAGCAGTGGATGTATCGCGCGGCTTTTGCCATGGGGCGTAACGTTGACGACATTCAGCAGGTTTTCAGCGACAAGCCCGCGGATTTGCTGAAGACCATCCTCACGATTCCCTACGACGAGGCACGCCCTCTGCTTGACGATCTCCTTTCGTGCTGCACGCTTGTGCAGGGCAATGCGCTGCGCCGCCTCGAAGGTGAGTCCGCGTGCGCCGTCATCGAGAGCCCGTTGACGCTGACGAAGCTCAGGATTGAATCACTTCGCCGGAACTTCGGTTTTTTCTTCGATGGCGACGCCTTGAAGTCCCTTATGCCGCAAAGTACCGAAACGCCTGCCTCAAAGTAAAGGGTGTGGCGTCCTTTGCGAATGTTCCCAAAATCTGCGGCGCGATTGTCGCCGCAGGTTTGGCCAGTATGGTCGAACTCAAAGAAAAATTGACGCTCGAGGAGGCCTATGAGCTCCTCGAGGTTTTAGAGCTCCGCAACTACCATTCGTGGCTCGCACAACAAAGGCTAGAGAAAGAAAATGGCTAGCGTAGTAGACAGACTCGTAATCGCTCTCGGCCTCGACAGCGAGGAGCTGAACAAAGGACTCGAGAACGCGTCCAAGGCCGTCTCGGACCTCGGCAAGCGGATGGAAGTGAGCGGCGCCGAAATCGATCAGCTGGCAGCCAGCGCGTCCAAGTCGACGCTTATGCTCGGCGGAGTCTCTGATGAGGTGGCTGAGCGCATCATGGCGATCGGAACGGCAGGGCAGAAGGCCTCGCTCATCACAGGGCGCGCCATGGATGATCTGGCAGGTCGCATGGGAAAGCTCGGCACGCTTTTCAAGCGGGTAGTTGCGCCATTCGTCGCGGTCTTTTCGGGCCAGCTGCTCTTTCAGAATCTTTCTCAGATGGGCGAGAGTCTCGACATTCTGAGCGAGAGAACGGGCGTTGCCACAGACAAGATCGACGCGTGGGCGAAGGCTAATCGTGATGCCGGCGGTAGCGAGGAGGCATTCAAAAGCGCACTTGAGTCGTGGACGGTAGACAAACGCCGCTCAGCGGATGAGTTTTTCCGCATGGGCGAGGCCGTCAAGGGCATGACCGATCAGCAGGCATCGCACTTTTTGAATGCGATGGGGCTGAGTCAGGATGCGGCCGCAGTCTTTACTAAGTTCAAGGACAGCGCGACCGATGCGGCCGAGGCATACAAGGGCGTCGCCTTTACCCCGGAACAGGCAAAAGCCGCGCGCGAGATGAACATCCGTTGGCGGCAGTTCACGGATCAGGCGCAGGCTCTCGCCAACGCGCTCGCCGTTACCGTGCTCCCGGTCGTGAACAAAGTGCTAAAGGTGATCGGCGACGGCGTTGCCTTCATCAGAGAGCACAGCCGCGCAGTCAAGCTCGTTTTGGCGGGGGTCGGGACTGTTTTGGCCGCTACTTATGGGCGGTCGATCATTCAGGCAATCACGGCCTCGTCGACGTTTTTCAAGGTGCTCAAGAGCGGTCAGGGCATCATGGCAGCGCTCAACGCGACGATGCTCGCGAACCCCGTGGCCGTCGTAACGGCTGCTGTGGTTGCTCTCGCGCTGGCTTTCGATGATCTCTTCGCTTTCATTCGGGGCGGGAACTCGATTCTCGGCCGCTTCCTGAGCTTTATCGGCGTATCTGATGAAAGGATTCAGGCGATCCGCGAGACCTGTCAGGAATGGCTTGACGCCCTCATCAATCTCCCGGCTGAAGCCGTCAAGGCTCTCGGCGAATTGTGGGACGCGATCAAGTCAATCGGCAGCTCCTTCAAAGAAGGCGTGGCGGATTTCTTCGGCGGTGTCGGTGAGTTCTTCGCCTCCCTGCCGGATCGCGTAGCCGGTTCGATCGAGCAAACGATTGAGGCTGTTGGCGCACTGGGTGACGCTATAGGAGACGCAATTGAACGCGGGATACAGTCTGCCATTGACTGGGCGATGAGCTCGTTCAAGGCGTTGGTCGACCAACTTAGCGCGTGGATTTTTGATGCTCTCGATATTGGCGGGAAGATCAAGGGCGCGGCATCAGGCGTCGTGGACTCTGCCAAGGGCGTCATCAAGGATACTTTCGGCGGCATTGCGGACTTTTTCTCGGGGAACGATAGCGACGAGAAGGGGGCGGAAGCTCCAGTTCGAGTAAACGATCCGAAGATCGTTCGTGTCAAGTACGATGCTCCGGTTGCCTACGCCGGCATGCCATCGCAGGAAAGCTCTTCCGACACGCTCGCTCGCTTAGGTGATGCGCTTTCGGGCTTCTTCAGCGAGACGCCTATGCAGGCAACTGTCGGGAGCTTTGCAGCGGCTAAGTCTGCAATCGCAGGCCCGGGCGTGACGAACGACATGCAGATTCAGGTGACAAACAACATTCAGACGAATGGCAACCCTGAGGCCGTCGGGCAGGCCGTTGGCGGCGCGATGGACAATGCGTTGAGCCGTCGAAATCGCATGCTTGTGGCAGCGCAGTCTGGCGTAATTTCAAAGTGAGGAAATGATGGCCGAAGTTTGGGCAATCGTTGACGAGAATGCGCGGCCGTTCTGCGGCTACACGGCACTTGATGGATTCGAGGACAACTCGACAGCCAATGTTCCGACGGAGCCGCAGGAAAACGGGGCGTTATACGCTTATGACAAAGTGCCTCAGCCGTCCGAGTGTTCTGTCAGCCTCCTTTTCTCTGGCGACTATCAGGCACAGCAGGAAGCCGTTTCCAGGCTCGAGTCCTACCGGTGCGGTGTGCAGCTCTTTCGCATCCTAACGCCCTCTAAGGTGTATAGCCGCATGGCTGTCGTGTCGTACGGCTATACACGCTCGGCAACGAACGGAGCTAACGCGCTTGAAATCCATGTTGATTTCCGAGAGGTGCGCTCGGCCAAGGTCGGCGGGGCGTCGGTCGCGTGGGCGCCCAAGAGCGCCAATGCAGCGAACAAGGTGCAGACGGGACAGGCGCAAGGGAGCCTCGTTGCCGATATCTTTTCGTGAGGAAGATGATGTTACGCATACCACTGCAGACGCTTCCCAATCAGGAGTTTTCCATCGTCCTTGATGGGCAAAACTGCGTGATCAATCTGAGGCAGATGGGCGGCTTTTTGTATCTCACGCTAACGGCTGATGAGGTCAAAATCTGCGACGCCCACATATGCCGCACGATGTCGCCCATACCCGTGTGGAATACGCCTGATTTCGCAGGCAGGCTTTTCTTTCTTGACAGCGGCGGGAAATCCGCGTCGCCTCAATACGATGCACTGGGCGAACGCTTTACGCTCAACTACGCGACGGAAGAAGAATGGCGAGCACTTACAGCCTAAAAGACATCCGCGTAACGATTACGCTTGACAAGAGCGGCGCGAACAACCAGCACACCTTTCAGGGCTTTGCTACGAACGTAGCTATCTCAAAGACCGGGGGTGTGGATTTCGCGACGGCGCAGGTTGAGATTTACGGCCTGTCGCTCGACACCATGGGGCAATTGACGACACTCGCCTTCAAGCCTCTCGGTCGTAGGTGGAATGCGATAGAGATCGCGGCCGGTGAGCAGGGGCAGGAGTTGCCTGTGATTTTTCGCGGGTGCGTCACGGTTGCATACGCCGATCTCAACGGCTCGAGCCCCGTGCTCAAGATAGAAGCGCAGGTTGGCGCATACCCGCTCCTCGAGCCCGCGTCGACTGTGAGCGTGCAGGGGTCTCAGGACGTCGGGGACTTTATCAAGTCTCAGAGTGCGCAGGCGGGGTTCGAGTATCAAAACGACGGTGTGCAGGCAACGGTTTCTGACATGACGGTCTACGGAGACCCGATCACAAAGATGAAAACGGTTGCGAATGCCGCAGGCGCGGACATCATCTTTGATGACGACAAGACGATCGTTGTGCCGAAGGACGGCGTAAGGCGTGCAGAAGGCGGCGTGCCCGTTGTCTCTGCTGACACAGGGATGATTGGGTATCCGACGTTTACGAATACGGGCATCCAATGCAGGACGTTTTTCCGTCCAGAGCTACGAGTGGCGGCGGCGGTGAGTGTGCAGACGATCGTCCCTCATGCTTCAGGCGTATGGAAGATCACTCAGCTTCAACATTCTTTGAGCGCGCACAACCCTGGGGCGAGTTCTTGGGAAACGTCCTTTGATGGCATGTGGTTAGGAGAATGAAATGTCAGAGTACGCACAGCCGCAGAACGCGTTTACATCGGGCTCACAAATCAACGTCCTGGATTTTCTGATTCGCTCGGTCATCAAGGGCATGGTCAATACCGCGATTCCCGTGCGAGTGGACACGATCACGCGTCCCGGTGATGGTGCGGGCGCTGGATACCTGAGCGCGACGCCGCTAGTCAAGATGCGAAGTGCGTCCGGCGAGGCGCTCGAGCCTGTTTCCATTCCTAAGCTCAGGTGGTTTCGGCTTCAGCACGGCACGGCCGCACTGATTTGTGACCCGAAGCCTGGGGACGTTGGTTTGGCTGTCTTCGCACAGCAAGACGTGTCGACGCTTACGGGCGGAAACGAAGCTGTTCAACCGGGTAGCTTCCGATGCTACGACATGAGCGACGGGTTCTACTTGGGCGGTTTCTGGGGGCAGACTCCGACAACTTTCGTCAGGGTCGAAGAGACTGGGGACATAACAATTACGGCACCGAAAACCGTGACGATCAATACGAACGTGGAGACGATCAACGCGAAATCATCGTGCACCGTCAACACGGCTACGGCGACGATCAATGCGAGCTCCAATTGCAAGATCGACACCCCCGAGACCCACATCACGGGCACGCTGAAGGTTGATGGAAAAATCACAGGCTTGGGTGGTCTTGCGGTATCGGGCGGCGGCGGGGCTACGGTCTCAGGTGATGTTGTGGCAGATGGAATCAGCCTAAAGGGTCATGTTCATACCTGCCCAGATGGCACCACGAGCGCGCCGCATTGAACCTAAACAGATCAAAAAAAGCACCCCGCAGGGAGTGGCATCCTTGCGGGGTTTTTGCATTCATTTTTAGCAAGAGTGAATGAACGCATGAATATTTTACGATTTTTAGAAAGGCACGTCCTAATGTTCATGTCAAACAAAGATTTACCGCCTTACGGGAAAGTATTTGCGTGGGCGGTTTGTGCCGCCGCGTGGCTATGCGTGATCGTCGCGGCTGTCGCGGCTTTTCGCGGGCTCTTCCAGTGACCACAGATGGCAACTCCTTAATTTTCCTTAGAGGTTCGCATATGACGCATACGGCCTACACAGCAGAGCTTTCGTCAGAGTGGGACTTACAGCTTGACGGAAACGGGAATGTGGCGATGCTTCGTGAAGCCCCGGCGATCTTGCAAAACGTCTGCAACGAGGGGCGGCTTTTCTACCACGATGCCGTCTTTCGGTGGGATCAAGGGATCAATTGGTTTTCGGACCAAATCGCTCAGCCGATACAGGAAGCCATTACAACGGAAGATTTGCGTTCGGCGGCATTGAGTGTGCCAGGCGTGCTTACGGTTGAGTCGGTTCAGCTAAAGGCGCTTGATACAACAACACGTGTTTTGAGCGCTGAGGTACAGGTAACAACAGAGGGCGGCAGTTATGGCACAGCTAGAATTTAACGCGGATACTGGGGTGGTCGTCCCGACCGTTAAGGAGGTGCGAGACGACGTTGCCTCGGGCTTTCAGGAGGCCTTTAAAGTCAGTGACTCCGACCCGCTCCTAAACGTGGATTCGGCATCGCCCATGGGCCAGGTCGTGGACTTGGTGACGACTGAAGTTGCGGCTAAAAATCGTGAGGTGGCTTTCCTTGCGAACCAGCTCAATCCGAAGACCGCAACGGGTGTTTTCCTCGATGCCCTAGCCGCGCTCTATGGGCTCACACGCAAGATTTCGGAGCCGACGGTCGTCGTCTGTACATGTACTGGTTTGAAAGGCACTGCCATTCCTTACGGCGCGATTGTGCAGGATACGCAGGGCAATCAGCTCCGACACGCCGTGGCTGGCGGGGTGATGATCCCGGATTCCGGCAGCGTCGACACTCAGTTTTCCTGCGTTGAGCACGGTGCCATTGAGATCGGCGCAAAGACCGTGACGCAGATCGTGACGGTGATCGCGGGGTGGGATTCGGTGACGAACGCTGCCGCGGGGAACACCGGGCGAGACGAGGAGCCGGACGGCGAGCTACTCAATCGCATGAAGCAGAGCTATGCGATCAATGCGAACGGGACGGTTGAGAACATGCAGTCCAATTTGTCCGCACTTGAAGGCGTTCTCGACTGTGTGGTCTTGGAAAACTATACGAACGAAACCCAAACTCAGTACGGGATATCGATCAAGGGCCACAGCGTGGCGGTCTGCATTGTCGGCGGGGATGATGACGATATTGCCCGCACGATCTTTGAGCGCAAGAGCGCGGGGTGCGGGACGGTGGGCGACACTCAGGTTACGTTCATTGACACCGAGCATTTCAACGCGTCTTATGTCTATAACATCGTCCGACCGACGGCGGTGGACTTTACCGTCAAGGTGACGTTCTTCAGCGACGACATGGACGCTGTGACGCAAGCCAATGTCAAAGCAGCGATCATCTCTGACTTCCTTGGGGAGCTCAAAAACGCCCGAGTGAAGCTCGCTACGACGGTTTACGCAAGCCGATTCTATAAGTGCATTCAGGACGTGACGGACGCCCCAATCAAAGAAATCGTCATCGGCATCTCTGGGGGCTCACAGTCCTCTAGCGTTGACGTGCCTGCGAACAAAAGCCCGACGTTGTCGGAAAAGTCAATCACGCTTGCTTTCGGGGGCTGATGATGGCAGAAACACAGACGTGGGAGGACATCCTGAGCGTTGACTGCGTTCAGAACATGGCCGACTTTGCCGACATGTCGACGGACGCGATTCAGTCCCAGTACTCGCACGCGACGCGCATCCGGCAGAGTGCATCGATGCTCAGGGACAAGATCGATGCTACAGAGTTACTCGAAAGCCTCCAGCAAACGATTGCTGACATGCGAACGGCTAAGGGGGTGTACCTTGACTGGTGGGGCACGCGCGTAGGCGTCAGCCGCTTACTGAAAGTCGGCTCGGATTTCACGCGGTTTGATGACGACTACTACCGATTCCTGTTGTTTTATCGTGCGAGGTGCAATCTTTCGAACGCAACTGCCGCAACGATGAACAACATGCTCAGTCAGTTGACGGATACCAAGGTGTTTGTGGTTGATTACCAAAATATGACTATCAATTCGATTGTCATCATTGGGAGCATTAGTGAATTGCAGGCTCAAATCCTTGAGGTGTATGGGCTTTTGAACCGTCCATCGGGCGTGCTGACGAATTTTTTGATCATTTACCCAGACGAGCAGATTTTTGGGTTTGAGGGAAGCGGCTTGCTTCCCTTTGACCAAGGCGTGTTCAATCCTGGGCGAACGATTGGCACATGAGCCAATTCCAAAAGAAACGAAACCCCACAGGGCTGCAACCTTGTGGGGTTTTTTAGTCCCTCAAGAACAAAAGGAGAAGGGAACTATGCGAAAGATTATAACCGCGATCACTACGGCGGTGGTCATCAACAAGATGGTGAATTGTATGACGAAGAATGAACCAGGCGTCGAATTAAATATTGGGTTTCGGATTTTCCGTATTGTCGTGTGGATAACCGCTACAACAGGATGTTTGGCATTGATGGCGTGGTTGGTCGCGTTTGCGTGGGCTGAGATTAGAAGTCTTATTTAGGATGGAAAAGATGAGCAAATATCCTCAAACTTTACTTTCGTGCCCCATTGCCCAAGACGGTGACAGGAGCGCAGTTCCGGTGACGGCGCTTGAGGCAGGAACAGGTAGGCTATCGCAGGAAGAGGGGTGGGGCAAATGGAACTCCTTGCCGATCGGTGAGGGCGGCATTCCCCCGAAGCGAGACGACTTCAATTCGGTTCTCTACTTGCTTTCGTCGTTCCTCGTTTGGTACCAGCAGGGCGGCCTGATGAACTATAGCGCCACCTTGGATTATGAGCCCGGGAACGAAGTGTTGGTCGGGACGGTCAAGTACCGCTGCATCAAAGCCAATGGCCCGTCTTCGACGGTCAAGTCTCCGACTGACCAGGCAAACTCTGCCTATTGGTCGAATCAGGATGTCGGCGAGGTTCGCTATGACAAGGCGCAGTCTCTCACAACCTCTGATCAGGCGCGAGCGCGCAAAAACATCGACGTTCAGAGCACCTCAGAAGTCGCCAAGCAACTCGCAGACGCCATCAAAGGCTTCGTTGCTTTTGACAAGGCGCAGAGCCTGAGCAATGAACAGAAGGCTCAGGCGCGCACCAATATCGGCGTGACGAGCTCAGGCGACATGAATGACGCGATTGAGGAGGCCGTTGCGGATGTCGTCAAGCACACGCCTCAAAGTCTCAACGCGAATCAGCAGGCGCAGGCCCGAAAGAACATCGGGGCGGCCCCAGTTGCTTCGCCGACCTTTACGGGAACCCCTACGGTGCCAACTGCCGCCTCCGGTGATAGCTCTCTGCAGGTCGCTAACACGGCGTGGGTAAAAAATGCGATCAGCTCTTCGGCATCTGAAGACTATGTTGTTGAAACGCATCGATCGGGCTCGACGTGGTACAGAAAGTGGAAGTCTGGCTTCATCGAACAGCACGGGACGATTGGCGGCGGTTCGGGCACCGCGAAATTTGTCACTCCGTTCAAATATCCCGATTCCGTTTCGCTTCAGCTAACGGCGACGGGCGGCGGTCATCCTGACGACTGCTACACGATTGCGAAGGTTGTGGACGGCAGCTCCTTTTCGTACAACATCCGCCGCTTCAACGGCGGCAACTGGTACGCGGCAGGGTACTAAGGATCCAGTAATATGGCATCAAAGGAATTTCAATTTCATTACGTCAAAACGCCCACGGGTTCAATTAGCGGTCAGTCCGTACTGACGCAGACCGAGGACGCGATCAATGACTTGGGCGATTACATGGTCGATGCTACGGCCGACGCGACCGAGGCGCTGAATAAAGCCACCGAAGCGCTCAATACGGCGAATACGGCTCAGCAGAATGCGTCTGAAGCGCTTTCTACAGCCAATGCGGCTAGCGGCAAGGTGAACAGCCTTGAGACCGTTGTCAACTCGTGGGACGCGACGATCAAGGACAGCAACGCGAAGGCGTCTCAAGCTGTGAGTACGGCGAATGCGGCGAACACGAAGTCTGCTCAGGCCGTGAGTACAGCGAACTCTGCGAACACGAAGTCCGATCAAGCTGTAAAGACGGCGAACACGGCTTCGAGCACGGCGAACACCGCGAAGACGAACTCTGAAACTGCCGTTGCCGATGCGCTTGAAGCAAAAGAGATCGCTAAAGAAGCTAAGGCGATTGCCGAAGAGGCCGTCGTAGACTCTGATGCCGATGTGGCAACGATGCGTCAGCTACTGGCCGAGACGAAGGCGCAGGCACAGAATGCCTCGACCTCTGCCGCCGCTTCCCAGTCGTCTGCGAATGAGTCTGCAGACTACTCTACGCTCTCTCAGGCGTGGGCGGTTAAGATGGACGGCAAGGTGACTGAAGGCAACGTCCCGGACGGAACGGAGGTTGACTACTCATCGAAGTACTACGCTCAGCAGGCGAAGGCTAGTGCGGATGCGGCTGATGCCTCTGAAGCCTCTGCGCTCTCTTCGAAGAACGCGGCGGCATCGAGCGCGGCGGCGGCCAAGACTAGCGAGACGAATTCGAAGGCTAGTGAGACTGCGGCAAAGGCTTCACAGGATGCAGCGGCGGCCAGTGCATCTGCGGCAAAAACGTCGGAGACTAATGCCCTTTCGTCTAAGAACGTAGCGGCTGCGAGCGCAAGCGCGGCTAAGGCTAGCGAAGCTAAGGCCAAGACCTCGGAGACCAATGCCAAGACGTCCGAGACCGCGGCGTCTTCGTCCAAGTCTGCGGCGGCGTCCAGTGCGTCGGCCGCAAAGGCTAGCGAGACGAATGCCGCGGCATCAAAGACTTCCGCCGCCTCGTCTGCTTCTGCCGCGTCGACCTCTGCTACGAATGCCGCGAATTCACAAAAAGCCGCCGCGTCTAGCGCTACCTCAGCCGCTAACGCGCAGAAGGCCGCGGAGGCCGCGCGCGATCTCGCTCAGCAATATGCGTCGCAGAATGCGCATGCTGTCGTATATGATGCGCAGACGCTCACGACAGCCCAGCAGGCGCAGGCCCGAAAGAACATCGGAGCGATTTCGGCAGCCGAGGCCCCCGCCCCCGACCTGACGCCGTACCTCACGAAGGCCGACGCCGCCTCGACGTACTTGGGCATCAACGCCAAGGCGAAGACCGCAGGAACGGCGGATACGGTGCCTTGGACGGGCGTGAGCGGTAAGCCCAATCTCGTTCGTAGTGTCAACGGAATTTCGCCGGGAACTGATGGGAATGTAACTATTCCTATTCCGGCACGGATGATGCCTAACTATGGATCGTACGTTCAAATTGGTGCAGGGGATTACACTCCGAGCGAAGATGGTTGGCTGAGACTCGAAAATATGAATAGCGGTGACTATACGGGCGGGAAAGTCATACACAAAGCCAGCGGTGCCTTAATTCTTGAGTTCTATCAAAACAGATACCCTGGGAATGCGACAATGATGCTCCCTGTACGAGCCGGAGAAACATATACCGTTAGCAATCCAGGCAAGATTTATTTCCATAAAATGATGTGAATATTATGACCCAAAGATACAAGATTCAAAATGAGAACACCAAAGAGGTGCTTATTGCCATTGGTGAGGACATCGAGTGGTTCGAAGCAATGGGTTATACGGAAGTTGGAGAAGTAGAGCAAGCCTACGATGGACGCTATTACGTCGCGGGCTATGAGCCTGAGATTCCAGATGAAGAGTTGGAGGCAAGGCATCTCGCAGAAGCAAAGCGCGAGAGAGCTGAGCAGGTTGGCGCAATCCTCGTCGAGGTCGATGGGATGGTCTTTGATGGTGGAGAGCGTGCCCAAACTAGAATGGGGAACGCTATTCGCGCGGCTGAGATTTCAGGGCTCTCGTCTTTCGACTGGGTGTTGGCAAACGACGAGGTCGCGACAGTCACGCTTGAGCAACTGAAAGAGGCGTTTGCAAAGTCCGTAGGGACAATGTGTGAGCTCTGGCCTAGACCTTACGAGCGGGCATAACGGCGTTAACTATCGAGAAAGTTGGCACCCCCGCTCTAGGCGATAGGACGATCCTCAATCGTGCGTCAGCGTTAAAGAACGTTTCTTTTGGAACATCGTTGTAAGGCGATAGCCACCGGACTTGATGGCACGAAGCAAACGCACTTTTACGCTCGTCGGTAGGCGTCTGCGGCAGGCTCGGTCTCCGATGTTCGATGGGCCATCAAGCGTCCAGACGCAAGCCGAAAGCAATCTATGCGGAGGGAAACGTTTCGCGAAGTCGGAGTAAGGACAGAACAGCCAGTCGTCGACGGGAGCCGGTATCGGCATATAGGTAGCTAATGCGTAGGCAGCGGCTTCGCGATGAATCAGATACGCAAAGGTGCAAAGCGGTGTTGGCTGGATGATCCGAAACAATTCCGTGTCATGAACTGGATAGTTTTCTCCGACAGTGAACGTTTGACGGGACCCGTGGAGCTGGATGACGTGGACCCCTTGAGGAATCCAATCGGAAGAGGTAGCGAACAGCTTGAAGCGGGGCGATAGGACGATGTCGTCCTCCATGATCAAGCCCCATTCGCAGTTGCTTTTTACGAGCTTTTCCCAACAGGCTGCGTGCGATAGGAAGCATGCAATCTCAGTTGGCCACAGCGCTTTTCTGAAGACGAATTTCTCGGGGGCATCGTAGGGGGCCTCTAGCCGGGCGAGTTCCTCAGAACTCAATTTACGACCGTCTATAGCGTGGATGCGTTGGAAGGAGAGGCCCTGCGCGGAAAGTTGTTTTGAAATCGATTCTAGGCGCTCGGCCGAGCGATCAAGGTTAACCACTAAACGAAGAATGTTGGTTGGGGGGGGGTAACATCTTGAAACATGTTTGATATGGGTGCAAAAAATGGCTCACGGTTGTTGGCTCACCCATGAGCATGGTACGTATACATAACTTTATCACACCGCCTTTAGGCGGTTTTTTTGTATGTGGGGTTTGATTGTCAAGGCGCTGAAAGATGCGCTCAAGGAAAAGGTGACTGAAATGACGAAAGAAGAAGTGAAGGAATGGCTCGACAAGCTCGGCGTCAAGGTCGAGGAAGTGACGGACGAGCTCATCGCCAAGGTTGAGGCCCAGAAGGCTCTGCTCGATGTGGAGACGCGTCGCAAGACGCGCCTCTTCTGGGGCCCGGTTGGGCTTTTGATTGGCGCGGTCGTCGGCTATGTTTGCGCGGCCTTTTTCTGAGAACTGCGGGGTTTTTCTTTTCTTTGAGCTTCGCGTCCCTAAACCAACATCGACTCCCCTGAGGATATCCCTCGGGGGATTTTTTTGTGCGTGTGTGCTTGAAGTCTCGTCAGAGACTCAAGGCATGCGGGAGGTTGCATGCCATACAGAGATTTGAGTGACGGGCAGCTTCTGGCCGCTGCAACTGGTTTTGCGGCGATCTGCGGTTGGCTTTCGTACCTGCTGAAGGTACAGGAAGGAAAGGCTTTCACATGGCGAGAGTTTTTGCTTCATGGAGCGATCAGTGCTGTATGCGGGCTGATCAGCTACGAGGTGCTTTTTTACGAAGGGTTTCCGCCGCAGTTGTGTGGGGCCTTGAGCGGCATGGCTGGGTGGGGCGGCACGCGGGTGATCCGTCTTCTTGAGGTCGTTCTGCAGAAGCGCCTTGGTCTGGATAAGGAGGATCTGAAGTGAAGATTTTTGGCGAGTATTCGGCGGAAGTCGCGATGGACTTCATCGAGGCTTGGGAGGGCTGCCGCCTGCAGGCGTACAAGTGCCCCGCCGACATTTGGACAATCGGCGTCGGTCACACGAAGGACGTGACGGAGCATGACGAGATCACCTACGAGCAGGCGAGGGAGCTGCTACGACAGGACGTCGAGGAGGTCAAGCGAGGGCTTGCGCCTTTCGTCAATGTTCACGTGACTGAAGGGCAGTTCGTGGCATTGGTGAGTCTGGCTTTTAACGTGGGCGTGAGCTACGTCGTTCACCAGTGTTCGCGCCTCATGCGTGCACTCAATGCTGGAGATGCGGAGGCGTGTGCTCACGAATTTCTCGATATCAACCGGGCAGGCGGCAAGGTGCTCGCGGGGCTGACCGAGCGCCGCCGCGCCGAGGCAAAGCTCTTTCTTTCGGAGGCCTAGACGATGATTTATCTGAAGTGGTTGGCACTCATGCCCGCGTCGTTTTTTATGGCAATCATTGGCCGCCTTCTCGCGCCCATCCTGCCCTTCTTCGTGGACAAGGAAACGCATCGTCTGCCGAGGTGGCTGTCGTGGTTTGCTACTGACGACAACGACGCGGATGGGGATGCGGGCCATTGGGAGCGATGGCCGGGCACTGATCCTTGGTCGACGTACAAGCGCCGCCTTGCGTGGCTTCTGCGCAACGTTTGCTACGGCTTCGACATCGATGTTCTCGGCGTTCGCGTCTATCCGACTGACGACTGGGAAGTTCGAGGCAACGAGGACGCCTCCGACACGAACGGCGTGTCAGGCACGTGCCGCAGGCGTTGCCGCCGCGATGGGAAGCTCATCGCGTTCCAGCTGTACTACATCAAGCACTACAGGTTGCTCGGCAGGCCGTGCTGTGTGCGGATCAACGTGGGTTGGAAGCTGTGGGGATCCCGTGACAAGTGTGCTCAGTACGTCGGGATCTACCTGAATCCCGTGAAGGGATGGAAGCTGTGAGCTAGACGCCACAGAAGTGAAAAAGCCGCTCGGTTGTGGCGACCGAACGGCTCATAAGACCCAAAACGCGAAAGGTGTCTATGGGAGACATTTTACCAAATTTGATTGCCGCATTGCGGCTTGGAGAGTTGATGATGGAAGAGGAACTGACGTGGCAGGCTGTCGGGATGTACGTCGTTTTCTTGGCGCTCGGGGGCGTAGCGATTGCGTGGGGAATGGCGAAGGCAGTCAGGGCGTGGCGTGACGCGTTGAAATGATGAGGAAATGAGATGACTTCTTGGATGAAGGCGGCGGGTTCTGTAGCCGCAGTCGTCGGGATCTTCGTCGCGGGCTACCAGTATGCCGCCGCGCTGTACGGCGAAGACATTGCCGCCTTGCGCGAGGACTACGCTACCCGCGCGCAGTCGCTCGAGATCAAGTACAGGGAGAAGGAGAGAACCTATGCACAGAGCCTGGTTGAAGCGTGGGAGGTGCGCGATGCCGCACTGGCTCGCGCTAGTGACTTGTCTGGCGACCTTGACAGGGTGCGCCTCGAGGCCGACGCCGCCCGCCGTCGACTGTCCGGAGCCGGTCCGGATTCCTGCAAGTCTTGCAGAGAGCAGCTTGCCAGATGCGCGGACCTACTCGGCAGAGGCGCAGGCCTGGTTCGACGAGGTGTCGACCTTTCTGAGCGGACTGCGATAGACAAAGATGCTATGGCGATGATTGTGAGCCAGTGAAGTGCTAAACTCCACGCAACAACACTCGGCACGCCTCTCGATTGACGCGCAACCCGCCGAGTTACCCGCCCCTAAGAGCCAAAAACCGCCTCGGAACCTAGACGTCAGTCCGTTGCGGACTCAGGTGCAACTCCTGAGAGGGGAGCCAATTCCATGCCCTCGATTCATTGCCGATTCGGGGGCATTTTCGTGGCGTCACGAAAATGATGGGTGAGAAAATGGGGTAGGCGTCTAGATCCGCTTTTTTAGCCCGAAACCGTTGCGGCGCAACGTTTGAGGGATGGCGCCTAAACCCGTTGTATAATAGAAGTCTCCTAAAAAAAGTTAAACCTCCTCCGAGGTAGTTGGCGCTACCTCGGATTTTTTGCGGCGGTTTTTCCGTGACTCGGTAGCCGGGGATGCGCTGATGGCGCATTCAAAGGGTTCGACTCCCGACAGCCGCTCCAGATTCCGCGCCACGCGCCCCCGTGTTCCCCTTTCCCGCTCATCCTTTGTGTACATGACTAGTCAAGCGGGTCGCAGGTCTGTTAACCGCCTGCGAGGGGACTTTTCACCAGTCCGCGAAGCCGTGCTACAATCGGCAACGGATTCTACTCTGGCGGGTAGTATCTAGCGGACTCCTATGCCGCATAAAGCCCCTGCGCTATTCGCGTGGGGGCTTTATTTTTTTTGCCTACCGTTTCTCCTCGGGCATGGTCTTCCTGATCTGCTCGGCAATCCACTTCGAGCCTCCCAGTTCCCTCAGGCACTCGCTTCGTTCGATGCGGTCTGCGCGGAACACTTCCCCGACGCGCCCGACTGGGCGATCAGAAGTGCGAGGCGAACGATTGAAGCCAGGTTCTACCAGTGCTAGACTGAAAGCACGAAAAAAGCCCCGGGGGGATGACCCTCGGGGCTTTCTCGTTGACAAAATTGGGGCAAAAATTGGGGCAAAACCCAAACTCCCTTCTGGAAGCCTTCTGCCACAACGAATCCTGGCGGAGAAGGGGGAATACTCAAACGGGCGCGGAACAAGGGTTTGAGGAGGGATTTTAGAAAAAGAACCACCAAAAGAACCACCGGCGAGAAAAAGTGTTTTTACCGTGTTTTTTTGCTTGTTGCGTTGCGTGAGTCTCTTGCCACGCGGCTCAGGAACTCGCGTAGCGCAGCGATAGGGTACGCTGTTATCCCCGGGTAGCCCACAGGATCAGGAAAGCCGCTCTCGATCGCCCAGCGTCGTAATGTTGACTCAGATGCGCCGAAAGCCGCGAAAACCTCCTCTTGCGTCAGAAACGCATAATCGGGAACGTTTGGGTCGAAGAGTATGGCGCGGATGCGAGCGCCATCAATCGACTTGTTTGATGTCATGATGTACCTCCTCACGCCGCCTGTTCAAGTCGTTCGTTCTTGGTGATCTTGCCTTCCTTCAGGAGCTCCTTGTAAAGCCTGAAAAGTCCCTTCGGCGTTACGTGCGCCGTGATCGACACGCTCAGTCCTTTTTCAGGATGCGTGAAGTTCGACACGCGAGGGCGCAGGACGCCTTGCTTCACGCGGTCCGCGTAAGGTTCATTTTTCATTGTGATCCACGAGTGTGCGCGTAGCCAGTCAAAGAGGTGCGTGGCCGGATAGCCGAGCGTCTTTGCCGCTTCACGTATGAGCATGTCACCGTAGGATGCTTCTACCCTCTCAGCAAAGGCGACCTTCGGAGCGTCTTCCGCGACCTGGTGTTCAAGCGCTGCTTGCTTCTCCAATGAAGAGGCGAGCTGTCGCAGCGCCGTTGGATAGTCCGGCAACGCCGGAGCGGTAGCCTTGGCCTTCGCGATCTTTTCGCACTCAATGAAGTAGAGGCGGGCTTGCTTGCCTTTCGCATTTCGTTCGACCATTGCCAGTTCTTTTGCCATGCCGAGGGAAACGGAAAATTCCTTGCTCGGACGACCGCCAGAACTTTCGCTCAAAAATGAGCAAAAGTCCGTGTTCTCGACAAAGCCGAAGTCTTTGATGCGACGAGCTATCCAGTCCTTGAACTCGGTCTTGACGCCGAGGAACGCATGAAGGTCACGCGCGTTGACGGTCTGGATTTGTTCGCCGCCAATGGTTGCCGCACTCAGTGCGATGATTTCGGTCATGGGTTCTCCTTAAAACGGTACTTCGCCGTCGTCATATGTCTGGGCTTGTTCTTGCACGCGTGAACGTCTTGCCGGTTCGGCCTGTTGCTGTTGTGCTCGATCCTTCGCACTCTGGACGAACTGGAAGTGCTCGCAGATGACTTCTGTCACCCATCGGTCGGCGCCGTTTTTGTCTTTGTACTTTCTCGTTTGAAGACGGCCACGTACCCAGATCGGCGAACCCTTGTGCAGATACTCGGCAATTGTCTCGGCAGTCTTGCCAAATGCGACGACGGTGTTCCAGTCTGTGACGTTTTCGTATTGACCGTCCGCGTTTTTCACTCTACGGTTTGTGGCGACGGCCAGGGAAACGAAAGCGAGGTTGTTCGTCCCATATCGGAGGTCAGGGTCGCGGCCAAGGCAGCCGCAAATGGTCACTTCGTTGATGTTCAGCATTGTTGTTCCTTTGAAATTCGGTTGATTTGTCGTTCGATCTTTTCGTGCATTACCCGGTCGACCTTGGCGCTGAAGCCGGGAATCAGAATGCGGAGCTGACTGATCATTACGAGGCAGTCGGCGCATTCCTCTGCAAGGTCGTTTTCAAGCACGGTGATGCACCGGTACTTTCCGCCGGATGCTTCGGCCTGTCGGGCGAGCGCAAGACGTGAAGCCGCAGTTGCAGCCTCTCCGAACTCTTCGGCAGCCTTGAGCGTCTGATGGTCTCGCCCGTAGTGTCTGGCAATGTCTTTCAGTTCTTCGTCGATCATTCTTCGTAGTCCTCACACCAAGGACGGAAAGAAAGCTGATACCTGCTGACGTCCAGCTGTCGATTGTGCTCGTCGAACCAGTCCCGTCCGTTGAAGTACGCGTACATGCAGAATCCTTTGTGGCCGTCACGAGGGACGAGGCTGATCTGGTAGTGCCCGCGTTCCGGGCGCTCTTTCTTAAAGGAGCGCCATTGTTCGTTGTCATGTTTGTTCATTCCTGCTCATTGATCTCTTCAATGTCCTGCCACTCGATTCGGACGTGCGCGAGGCAGGCGCCTATCCAGATGCCGACCGTGATGCCCTCGGCAAACTCCTCGTCCGTCACACGACCGGCTTTGTGAGCATTCGCAAAGGAGGCTGCATACTTGTTCAGACGCTCGTGGAATTTGCCGCCGGACAACGTCTCTAGTTTTCTTCGCGCTTTTTCATCGCGAACTCGGTACTTCATTCGATCAGTCCTTCCTCTTTCATGACACGGACCGGTTTCAGGTGATGCTTCATCACGTAGTGAAGAGCCTGGTCCATCTCTTTGTAGGTGAAGCCCTTGAATAGCTCGATCAGGTTCTGCAACAGGGCTTCTGCTTGCAGAAGGTTTTCTTTCGCAATAACGTGCTTCTCTTGCCAGATGCGCCAGGCGGCATCGACCTGACGCCATGCCGGCTCAATCTCACGCCTGAACTCTTCGCCTTCTTCGAGGTCGTAGGACAGGCGGTCAGCTAGAAGTAGAAGCCCAATCAAGTAAGCCCACGATTCATACGTGGGCTCCGTTCTGAAGGACTGCAGGTGAATGCGGTAGTCGAGCTCGATGCTGGCGGCTGCGCGGTCTGACAGTCCCTTGTTCGCCGAGATGTCGAGCATGTCGAGGTAGCCGATGCGGTGTTTCTTCGGGTTGTATTTCTTTGTCCGCTTTTTCTTGGCTTTCATTCCTTGTTTTCCTTGAAAATGCAGTGTTGCGGATCGCACGGTGCATTCGGGTTTTGGTACTTGAGACCGAAACCAATTCCGACAAGAAGTGCCAGTGCGATGAGGATCGTCTTGTACCCGACGGTTATGCCTGACGTCGCGAGCGCCCAGACGATGAAGCAAGTGCCGGCTATGCGAAGGACGACGAAGATCGTCAGCATTACGATCTCCATCGCATTGATGGTTTGCGGGTTCATTCCTCGTCCTCCTTCTGTTTGACGAAGTACTCAGTCGGAAAGAGCGTTGGCGCAATCTTGCCTTTGGCAGGGACGTGGAGGAGATAAAAGCCGCTAAGCGTACCTTTTGCGTGATACATGAACGCTCGTCCATCGCATTCCGCTTCTGCTTCGCGGATCGCTTTTTGTGTTGTGCCCATCATGCAAGCGATTCGCTTGCGGATTTCCTTTTTCATCTTGACAGGCATTTCTCGTCCTTCTTCATAATCTGGATGCGGATCGAGCGATAGTCCTTCAGCGTCCCGACGCAGTAGGACAATCTACGGATGGCTTCGTCGATCTCCTCCACGGTCGGAGGAGTTCGACTCTTCCAGTCATTCCGACACGACGTTGCGCATACAGCTATGGCTTCCATCGCGAAGAGTGCACGGCGTCGATGCGCTTTTTCGTTCTTCATTCCTCGTCCTCCTTGATCTTCGATAGCAGGAACGTCTTGAGCACGAGTGCAGCATCGTCTTGCGAAACCTTGCTCACGTCATCCGTCACTTTTTTGAAAAGAGGAGTGCCAGAGCCGTCAACGATGACGCACGTCCGAATTTTCTTATTCGTTGTGAAGCTATCATTCGTTGTGAAGTGGACTCCATAACGCTTGCCGTTGACGTAGAACTCATAACCCCAGATGTTCTGAGTGCCATCGATCTCGCAGTTGAGGCGCTGCATCTGTACCCCTACCCACTCCGTTTGGGCCTTTTGGAAAGCCTTTGCGTCCTTCGCTGCCCGCAGGATCGAATTCGCGATTTGCTCGGCTTCGAAGTGCCACATGTCGGCGATATATCCCCCTTCTTTGACTAGGACTCTTACAGAGGCCCCGCTCCTTTCAATAAGCGCGAGAAAGTCACGATCCTCGTCAAGCGTGTTGTCGTAATAGTCCTTTGCCCACGGCATGCCGACGATCTCGGCAATCGCGGCCTGAGCGGCCTCATCAATTTTTACTCTCTGGCTCATTCTTCGTTCTCCCACAGAGCGTATCTGGCGGTCACATCCTTATGCCCAAAGGCGTTTAGCCGGCCGTCCCAAAAAATCGGCAGCCGGTGGAACGAGCCGAACGGGATGAAGTCTTGGCCGTCGAAAACCGCAAACCCCTGAAAAAGGGTCTTGCCGTAGTACGGTTCCGGTGTGCCAGTGTTTTGATCTTTTTCTTTGACTTCGAGCCTGAGCGGCAAGCCGCGCGGCGGCGTCGTGTCTGGGAAGTTTTTCCATTGCGTCATGCTTCGTCCTCCTTACGGAAAGCCCCGCACGAAGCGGGGCATGAGTGGGTTACTGGTGCTTGAAGCTCAAGCGAATGTCGCCGTTGTCTTCAACAGTCATTGACGTACCGGCGATCTTTTTCAACGCTTCTGGATCAAACGCGGTCGTCTGTTCGGCGGGCACCGTTTCAGCAACGGGTTTGTCGACGGTTTCCTCGCTTTCTTCAGCGGTTTCTTCAGTGTCGTCATAAGCAAACATCAGAGCACTGATTTCGTCGCTTTCGATTTTGGCGCGCTCGATTGTGAGTGCGTAGTTGCAGACGGAATGGGCGAGATTCTGGAGGACTTCCTTTTGTTCGCTTTTGTGGCTTTCGAAGGCGATCAAGAGAGCAGATTCGACGAGGAGAGAAGTGTCGATGTCGTCGATCTGGTTGTCATACTGATTGTTGATGTCGAACAGAGCGGACTGGATGATTTCAGAGGATTTGGCTTTAAGCATGATTTTCTCCTTGTTGAGATGGTGGGTTAATTGTTTTCGTTGACTGCGTCGTCGATATACTCGGCGTCGTTCACGTCGCCTTTCTCGATGAACTCTGCATCGAGGAAGTCCTGGTCCGTCGTTGCCTCGCCTCGGTCAGTCTTCTCGTCGATCTCGACGGCGCGGACGGCTTCGATGCTCACCGGCAGGTACTTGAACAGGCGGCGGATGACGGTCTTCTTGGCCATCTCCTCCCAGTGGGAGGACCACGGGCCGGAGTTGCCAGCCTTCGAGGAGGTGCGGACCTTCTCGATCTCTGCGCGGCTCATCACTTCGAACTGGACGCCACCGCCTTTGAGTTTGGCGACGGCATAGACGTGAGTGACCTTTCCTCGATCCGCAACCGACGCAGGAATGTGCTCGATGTCCGGGTCAAGGCCGAGCTTGTAGTTGAAGGTGTCCTGTTCGTGCACGCAGTAGGCTTGCAGGCTTACGATTTGGCCTGAACGACGTGCGAGGTCGATCATTCCTCGGTAGCCGATAATCAACTGCGCGTTCGGACGGCCTTGTTTGTCCTTTCCGTTGCCGAAGGGGAGTAGGTAGCAATGCCCGAGCGCGGAGCCGGGCTCAAGGCCAAGGGCGGCGCACTGGAGGACGGCGCCGTAGAAGGACTCAGGTGCGCACTTGAGAAGCGCCGGGGTCTTCCTGCACTCGGTCATCACGATGCGCGTCAGACGGTCGGGCGTCATGCTCTTGGGCATGGCGAGTGCCATCTGCTTCTGGAAGTTCGGCTGTCGGATCATTCCGAGAAGCGTCGTCGGATTCTTTGCGGCTTGGACGACAGCAGTCTGTGCGGCGGCAGGAGCAACCTGCGATTTGAGAACGTCAGTAGTTGACATGAGTTTCCTTTTTAAGCGAGTCGAAGGATTCGGGTGGAGGTGGTCTGTACGAAATCTGCGTACAGGTCAGGGTGTTCTTTCTTGAATGCGGTGGAGGAGAAGCGAGAGCTGTTCTGCGCCTTGAACGTGACGGCCTTTTGACCGCCGATCGTGAGGCCTGTCTTTTCACCGATGGCGAGGATCACGCGAGAGGCGACGGCCTTCTCTTGCTCCTGAAGCTCTTTGATCTGCTCTTTGATCGTTCGGAGCTCGCCGATGTCGGCAGCTTCGTCGTTACTGGCTTCTTTCAACTCGCCGTTGTCTCGGGAATAGAGCTTCTTGATGTCGTCGACGTTGATGGGGTCGGGGGCGACGTCAGCAAGGACCTTCTCGAACCAGAAGGCGCGGCACTTTTCGACGATGGCTTTGATCACGTCCTCATCGCGCTGCACTTCGTACATTCGGAAGTCCTGACCGCCGATGAGAACAGCGACATAGAACTTCTTGATGCCCGTCACCGCCATGTACCACTGAATCTGCGTTTCGTAGTAGAGCGGAATCTGGTGATCGGTGACGACCTTGCCGGACACGATCTCATCTTCCTGCGAAGGTCCCCACTTGTCAGCCATGAAGGCGTTGGCGGTCTTGCACTCGAGGCCGACGTCCGTCGAAAGCATGAGGCCGGTTTCGGCTGCCTTCGCGGGCTTGTTGACACGGACCGTTTTGGCAATCTGTTCGTTGACGATTGCTCGGTCGATGTTGCCGCGCATCCACCCGTCTTCGCCGGTCGAAAGAAGGAAGTTCACGCGCTGAATCTTCATGCCAGTGCGCTTGCTGAACTCTTTCGCAACCACGTCTTCAAGCGTGGTTCCCCAGTAGGCAGCTTCACCTGCCGGTGAGCCTTTGGTCTTGCCGGTCTTCTCTTCCCACAAGCTCAGCGGCGTCTTGTAAGGGTTGAGGCCGAGGACGGTTGCAACGTCTGAACCGCCGATGCCCTTGCTACGTTCTTGTAGCCAGGCATCGCGTTCCATCTCTGCAGTCTTAATTGCTGCCATTCAAAACTCCTTGAAAGATCGCTGCCGCAACAATTGCGAGCGCTCCTACGAGAACAACGACCTTCCAGACCAGCGATGGTTGTTCACATGAAAAAGGCTCGACGTTCTGCCGAGCCTGCTTTGCTTTCTTACGCTGTTCGAGCGGTCGCTTTGGTGTCTTGCGTTTCATGTCGAAGTCCCTTGGAATGTGGTCAATGATGTGGACCGGGTCGGAGAAGCTCATGCTGCTTCCTCCTCCTCGCGCTCCTGCCAGAGCACGCGAAGCTCCTCGAGGCAGTCCTCCATGATGTCCTTGTCGAGCCCCGCGTCGTTGGCTGCTTCGGTGAACTCTTCGATTGTGACGAGCTCGCCTCCGGCTGTAAGCGTGTCGAGATCGAGCACGTACCCGTCGACGAGAATCGGCTGCTCGTCGGGATACTCGTCGTACACTGACGGGACGCCGCCCATGCCGAAGTAGAAACCGTTGCTCATGCGAAGTACCTCAATGCGATGACCGTGAGACCGATTGCGACGACGCCACCGATCGTGAAAAGTCGAAGACCGAACGTGATCGTGTCTTCGGACGTCGGCTCGAACTGGACGAGCTCGTCGGCGCTGCGGCCGGTGAAGAAATCGAGAAGAGACATAACTTCCTCTCCGTGTGGAATGAGAAAAGGCATTCAGATGCCGCCGAAGGAGAACGCCACGCGAGGTGGCCGGCGACACGTGAATGCCTTCTGATGAAAGTGGGGTGAGGGAGCCGGGGTGAACGCAAAAGCCTCTCGCCTGCAGATGCCCTGGCTTTGGAATCTGGGACTAGTCGCCCAGACCGGCGCATATCTGCGTCACGCCGTTTGCCCTCGTAGCCTTTTACGGAAGTGCCTGGATGAAGCGCTCGATGTTTTTCGCGACCGCTTCGTATTTCTCAGGCGTTCGCAGTTTCGACAGCACGTAGGGGTCTGTGAACATGTAGAAGCTGAGCGCAGCGGCGAACGCTCTGCAATCAACGCTGAGCCGGCAGA